TAGGTTGAACGTCAGGTGTAACGGGCATGACAAGCATGACAGGAGTGATAGGAGTGACGGTTTTCCCGCCGAGTTTCGCCCACTCATCGCCCCACGTGAGCGTCATTATTGAAACAGCCTGTTCAAGCAGTTGCTGTGTTTGGTCAGCCGGAAGATGAAGCCGCTCATCCAATCTCTCGAACGCTTTTTGGAACTTCTCGCTGTTCGTGAAAGCCTTGTACACGTTCTGGACAATCGCTACGATTCCATTAGCGATGTCCTGATTGTTATCAGCCAGCATCTTCACTTGCGTGAGTCTTGCCGTGTGCGCGTTGATAACGGCAGTAACCATAATGGGAGCTAGTGTAGCGATGACGGTGCTGATGAGCGCGACAATTGCTAAAATGATAGGGTTCCAGTCAATAGGGGTCATGATGCGCTCCTTAGGGTCTCGATGTCGATACCCGTTTCTGCACTCGCACGGGTGAGGTTCTTGCGACTCATCCTGTGCCTCCCGCTTTCCCAAGCGGAGTAGGTCGTGAGGCTTACATCAAGTCTGTATGCGGCCTGAAGCATCGTCAGATGCTCAGACTGACGCCATCTTCGTAGGACTTCCATCGAACCTCCTCAGGTAAGGTGTTGCAGTTTATAGGCAAACCAGCGGAGGACATCATAGGTGACCGGCTCGTCCCCCTTGGTCGATAGACCGATAAGACCTTCATCCGCGCACCACTTCCGCACCATCTCTATCGTGACAGAAGGCGCGAGCATTTCCCTGTCCTTCAGCGTCTTGATGATGGCATCAAACTGGAAGCCAGCACCCGGGCAGTTAGGTTTATTGATGGGAGTGATTTGATAGTGTCCGACGATATGTGCGCGGTCGAGTGGGATGATGACACCATAGATGCGCTTGACCTCTGCTCTGATGAATGCGATGAGGTCAATGGTCGTTGCTAGTTGCTTGACTGTCAGGACGCCGTGGGTCGTGAGGTAGGCACCCTCGTGCTCGATGCTGATGGTGTACTTGTTGGCATTGACCTTGCGCGCGACGACAGTGGACAGGGTTGAGTGTCCGTAATAGGCACTGTTCGATACCAAATCGCTTGTCCCGTTGCACCATGCCGTATCTTCAATGGAGACGAGTTGTACGACCCGTCCGTCCTGTGCCACGACGAAGTGTGCTGAAGCCTGAGCAGCGGGGTTGCACAGCCATGTGACGGCCCCACCAAAGGAGCCGTCTGTGATGTGGCACACGATGATGTCGGGTTTCCACGTCCCCCGACCGGCGTCCTTATTCGGTGAAGCCTTCTGGACGATGTTCGTGGGAGCCTACTTTGGCGACTCAGGCTCGACGACCGCCTTGATAGCATGTTCCAACTCGAACGCGGCGAGTTCGTCCGTGTACTCCTTGCTGCCGACTGGGGACACGGAGACGAAGGTTGCGTCATCCTTCTTCTCGACGACCACCTTCGTTGCCGGCTCTTTTGCGACAGCGTTCTTCTCGGCAATCTCGGCTGCGGCAACCTTCTCAGCCGCGGCTTTTTCCTTCGCTGTTTCTGTCACTACGACGACTTTCTTCTCTGACTCAGACATTGTGATTCTCCTTCGGCTCATTGAGCCTACCTGAAATACTGGTTCCACACGGCAGTTGCAATAATACCGAGAATGAAGATGACTGCCCACTGTATCACTCTCCACATCGTTTCTTTCAGCGGCCTGATGCGGTCTTTTCGTTCCTGTTCCAATACACTAGCCGTCCCCTTTCGTTCCGCTTCCAACGACTTCGCTGTATTCCTCCGCTCGTTTTCTACTTCGACAATAGCCTCTTTCTTCTCCCGTTCCTCTGTATCACGGAAAACACTCTGTTGCTTCTGCCATTCCTGCATCTCCCGCCATTGACGCTGACTCTCGATAACAAGTTCATGGTCGGCCTTGACAGTCTCGGCAAGGGTCTTCATGGCTTCATTCGTCGTTGTCATACTCTGTGCCAGTGACGCAAGGGCCATTTTCAGTTCATTGTTGGAGACGATTGCTGTCTTCTCCAACTCATTCTTCCATTGCCGGCCCTCTGCCAATGCTCGTTCAGTTGCTAGGTCGCATTCAGGCATCCGCTTCATACAACCCTCTACCTTCCCTGCGCCCATGTATGTCTCTTTGTCCGTCATCTCAGCCCCCTTATAGGTTACAGAGAATCATCACGTCGACCAACGCCACTATGACTAGTATAGCACATGCCACGACCCTTATCCATTTCGGAAACCTCATCATGCCTCCTTAACCTTGCACAACGCCCTGAACTGCTTCCACCAAGGGAAGGAGTGAATAGCGGTCTTACCCTCAATAACAGGGGGCAGGGTAGAAAGAGAACCAAAGGTAACAGAGAACCAACCCGCACTTACTGGAAGCACTCTTTGCGTCCAAGTAATGCCATCAAGAGAGGTCGCAACAATAGTAGAATCGGCTGCCACCACTACAAACTGTCCGCCGCCATAAGTGACCCCGCGCCAATTTGCACCCACGGGAAGATTCCCCGTCACCCACGTGATGCCATCGGGGGAAGAAACGCAGACGGCTGTATTGAGTGCCGTTATGACAAATCTTCCATTGCCGTAGGCACTGGAGTACCACCCCAAGGTTGCCGGAAGCATCCTACTCGTCCATGTGATGCCGTCCGGCGATGTGATGACAATCGGTCCGCCATTATCCGCAACTACGAACAGTCCATTACCATAAGTGACTGTGTACCAGTTTGCACTTGCTAAAAGTGTCCTCTGCGTCCAAGTAATACCGTCGGGAGAAGTTGCAGCGATGTTGCCTCCGACTGCTATTGCGACGAATACCCCGTTGCCATAGACAACAGAAAGCCACCCAGTATTTACTGGAAGCACTCTTTGCGTCCAAGTGATTCCGTCAGGTGAGGTTGCGGCAACATTGGTATTGTAAGCCACTGTGACGAATACCCCGTTGCCATAAGCAATACCGCGCCAGTTTGCGCTTATCGGGAGCGTTCTTTGTGTCCACGTTATACCATCGGGAGAGGTGGCAATAACATCACTATCCATCGTTGTTGCTACAAACATCCCATTGCCATAGACGACACTGACCCAGTGCGCACTTATCGGAAGGGTTCTTTGTGTCCATGTGATGCTGTCGGGAGAAGTTGCAGCAATAGTGCTTCCCCAAGCCACGGCAACGAACGTCCCAGAGACTTCGATGCCACACTCTACAAAATACCAGTCGCAATAGGGGGTCATAAAGGTGGCAGCACCACGAGGATAGATGTCAATTGTCGCAGAATCATAGATGCGAATGCCAATGTAATTGTTCACATCCCCGCCGGTGCATACCAGTTTCATTGTATAAACTGCGCCAGCCCACAAGACGGGGTTTGTCGTGAAGGTGAATGTGTAAATTGTCTGGTCTGGATTTGGCAAAGTAGAGGCCATTGCTATTGCATTGGAAACGCAGATAACGGTCGCTCCGACAAAAATTGACACGGTCATATCCCCGACTGGAGAACCTATTTTTGTCAATTTCAATCGTACCTTGTAAATGGCATGAGACAGTTGCGGAGTGAATGTTTGTCCAGTGTCTAACCCTACAGACGAACCCTCCCCATATCCATTTTCTGTAGTATTGCTCTCAAATACCGTTCCGCCGACTTCTGCACTTGTTGTCTCAACGTCCGTTGCAGCCGATGACTCCACGCCACTGTCCGTCGCTTTGACCGTGAACGTGTACTGTGTGCTTGGCGACAAATTGACGAAGGTATAAGTCGTTACTCCTGCCCCGACCGTTGCCCTTAGAACGCCATCCTGATAACAGTTGAACCCCGTCTCGTTGTTCGAGTTGTCTGTCCAACTAGTGACAACCTGAACATCGGTTTTGGAGATGGTAACCATATTCGTAGGTGCATTAGGGGCAACTGTAACCGTGACAGTAGGCGTATTGGTCGAGTACATCGTCGCGGGCGTACTCGCATCAGCCCTCGCACGAATGGAATAGACTCCCGCTGACTTGCAAGTGACGGTTCTGGAATAGGTTGTATCCGCTACCGCAGGGTCCTGCCAGCCATTATCTGCAACAAGTCCTGTAGAGCCACTGGTGGGTATGTCAATCCATGTTCCGTCTCCTTGGTCATACTGCCAATAGAGTATGACGGTCGGCGTACCTCCATTGCCGGAGAGGGTGAAACTCTCCGACATCAGGAACGTCGCGTCAACAGCAACTGCTATGTCTGAGTAGGGCGGACTAAGGGAAACGGAGGCGAGGATTTTTGCCATTGTATTATGACTTTATCGGTTTCGCTGCCTTGACTGTTGCCTTCTGCGTCACAGTCATCACACCCTTTGCCACTGCTACATCAAGCATGGGGTCTGACCACAGACCGTTGTTGTAGTTCTTCTGGATGATAGTCATGTCTCCAGCGGTCACATTCTTGGGGTCTGCGACAGGAAGAGCAAGGATGTTGTTGAACTCTGCGGCAGCCGCAATCCGCTCTTCAGGAGAGATGACCACGGGAGCGGGTGTGTTGATGATGGTCTCAATGGCCGTGATAGCCTCTGCTTCTGAGAGTGCGGGGTCGATATTGTGAATACCCCGCATCGCAGCCAAGTTCTCGACCGCCTGACAGACATCACCGTTGACCTCGATGATGTGCGTGAATGAGTCGACAGCGGGAAAGTGTGCCCTGATTTTGGCAGGGTCAGCGACCTCACCGTTGGGGAACATGTACGTCTTGTTGCCAGTGAACTTCTCTAACTTGAGCATCATTCCTCCTTAGGTTTTATGCAGTATAGACATCAACAACATTATAGTAGGTCGCCCCACTTCCTCCACCAAAGAGAGCGAAACTACCTACGGTAGTTGCCGCATTGTTCCCCCGCCCCACAGAAAGAGCCGTAGGTGTAGAGCGCGTCAAAGACGTATCATAGGCATCGACAACCGTACTGTTGGAGCCTCCTCCTCCGAAGAGTGCATACGTTCCAACGGTAGTGGCCTTCAGGACAGTTCGTGCTACAGAAAGTGCTGTCGGCGTAGAACGCGTCAGTGAAGCATCATAAGCATCAACAACCGCACTGACAGCACCGGAATATCCTCCTCCGAAGAGTGCGTAGTTCCCAACGGCGGTGGCTGCAGGGGATTGACGCGCCACAGAAAGAACGGTAGGTGTAGTACGAGTCAAAGACGCATCGTAGGCGTCAACAACAGCACTGATGGCACTTCCCACCCCACCGCCAAAGAGTGCATAGTTGCCAACACTGGTAGCAGCGAGGTACTGTCGCGTCGCAGAGAGAACAGTTGGCGTAGTACGGGTCAATGAAGTGTCATAGGCATCGACGGTATCAACCCAAGAACTAGCGATATTCCCGCCGCCAAACAGAGCATAGTTCCCAACGATAGCAGCAGCAAGTCGAAACCGTGCCACAGAGAGAGCGGTTGGGGTCGAACGGGTCAAAGAAGTGTCATAAGCATCAACGACCGCACTGGCACTAGGAGTCATCCCGCCACCGAAGAGTGCATAGTTGCCGATGGTAGCGGCAGCAAGTTCGTAACGACCTAAAGAAAGTGCTGTAGGTGTAGAATGAGTAAGCGAAGTATCATAAGCGTCAACGATGTCACTGGTAGGAACCCCAACACCGCCACCGAAGAGTGCATAGTTGCCGATGGAGGTCGCTGCCTCATAATATCTTGTACTAGAAAGTGCTGTTGCTGTACCGTAATAAGACAGAACACCGGGCCAGATTTTCCTCCAAACATCTCCGACGTTATTCTGTATTCCTACCACGTCCTTCCATACGTCTCCTATGTTGATTTTCAGTGTTCCCGCTGCGAGAGTATTTACTTGTTTCCAGATGTCCCCGATGTTCAGTTGAATCACAGAGTTTGCAATAGTCGCATCAGTCAACTGCGCTTCTGCTGAATCTCCTGCCCCATTCGTCGCCTTGACTGCAAGGTCATAGGTGACGCCGCCAGACAATCCAATGAATGTGTACGAGGTAGAACCCGCTGCAATCGTTTCGATGTACACGTCATTCTTGTACATCTTGAACCCTGTCTCATTGTTTGAGTTGTCCGTCCATCCCATGACAATCTGTACGGAGGTCTTACTGTCTTCATGCGCGTTAGAAGGGGCTGTCGGGGGAAGTAATTCCTTGAATGCCGCCATGACCATTCCCCAGTCATCTGCGGCAATGGTGAATTCCATCGTGACCGCGCCAGAACCAGCAATGAGTCCGTATTGGATGGCTGCGACATACTGACCCCAATCTTGTGTCGCAAGAGACGTATGCGTTCTTGCTGTTGGGACACTCGCAGCTCCATCGGCGAGTACCTCCACCATGACATCGCCAGCAACAGCAGGTGTGATAGAGAGTGATGGGTTGAGGGTTGCGCCCGTGTTGCCTACCGCTGAATCAAGAACAGTTCCGTACCCAGTCTGCGCCTTGAACGTGACGACAGCCCCCCATATTGAGAGTGCTCCGGTATTCGGGATGGAGAGAGTATATGATGTGCCTGTCGGTGGAGTAAGTAGATACCACAGTTCGGCACTCGCCTCTGGCGATGTCGCGTACTTGCGCGTAATGTCCGCTTGTGTCAGAGTCACGCCGTTATAGGTAGGCGCACCTCCAGCACGAGCGGTCGCTCCACCGACACCAATGGCAAGGACAAGTACCGTCGCTCCAGCACCACAGGTATAGGCTATGGTCTTCGGGTTGGTAGTTCCTGCCGTTATAGTTGCTGAGGTATCAAGGGTATGCGCCATAGATTACGATATGTACTTCACAAACAAGGACCCTTCTGGCACAGTATTCGCAGCAGGAGGATTGCCCGTGCCGTAACAGGTAGCAACGACCTCGCCGTTCGCAGCCGTGCCGTGGTCAGCGGTGATGAGTGCGCTGGTCAATGTACCACCGGTAAACTCCCCACCAGCCCCGCCATTTACTTTGTGATTGGTCGCGCCATCGCCAATGTAGAGGTCATAAGTATCCGTCTCATACCCCAGTTCTCCAGCGGCCAGAGTCGGGAGGGTAGCATGTGTTCCACGTTTCAGTTGGAGGTGATTTCCTTCAGCCATGATAGCCTCCTACTTCTTCTTCGGCTTCTTTACAGTTTTAGGAATTGCGTCAACCTGCTTCTGGAGAGCATCACATGTCCGCTGGAGGGTCGCATAGTCATCACGAACCTTAGTCAGTTCTGCCACGACCTCATACTTCCCTGCCTTGAACCCATCGCGCTCGAGAGCGACCTCATGGACTTGGTTCTCCATCTGGAGGACACGTTCATCAGCAGCCTTGCCCGCTTTCCGCAGTTGCTCGAGTTCAGGTGAAACAGGAACAGGTTTGGACTTCAATGTCGACAGTTCAGCGGCCATCGCAGCAGCCTGTTCCTGCATCTTCTTGATGCCTTGGTCACGAACAAACCCCTCCACGTCGCGGAGGCCGATGACCTGTAGCAGTACGTCAATGGAGACGCCCTGATTGACTTCATTCTCGTTCATATCCATGTCCGGCATTAGACGAAGGCTCCGAAGTCCATGTCATTTACGACGGTGGAAAGAACACCGTTCGTACAGGCAAGTCCTGCGCCCGCGAGAGCAGAGACTGCTGTCTCCGCATAGTCAAACGGAGTGCCACCCGACATCAGGAACTTGTACTGAGCAGTTGCCGCTTTGAGTTTCAGACCAGCCGCTGCCATAGCAAGGGTTGTCCCATCCAGTTTGATACCAATTTCATTGCCCGTGAGAGCAAGACCAGCATTGGCAAGGATGTCAAGACGGAAGTCCGAGCCAGAGAGTTCCACACCGAGACTTGCCGTGTAAGTTCCACCACCACCGTTGAACTGTGCAAACGTGAGTGCATCCGTTCCGATGTTGACCGCGTTCTCGTTCGTCATAATCCAGCCCGTGTGATGCAGAGTACCTTCCTCGACGAACATATACGCGCCAGTTGAGTATCCAGCACCCGTAGACATGTCCACTGCTCTGGTAGGCGCACCAGTCGCATTGACCGTGTAGATACCGTTCTCAGAACCAGATGCCTGATTCTTGATGAGGATGCGGTCTCCCGTAGCCAGTGTGACGCCATCAACCACTGAACCGTTGGCAAATGAGGATGCCAGTGTTCCCGCTGCTATGGTTGCGACGACAACAGAACCCTTGACGTCCAGACCCATCCTTGCGGCATCAACATAGGCTTTCGTTGCCGCCATGTTGTCGGTTGTCGGCAGACCCTTCAGTGTCAGGTCTGCGTTAGCAAGGGTGATACCTGCAGCCACATCGCGCAGGACGCCGATACCGCCGACGAGGTCATTGCTCGCGCCGTTGCCCATGTAGAGCAACTTCGTGTCAGTCGTGAATCCAAGTTCACCGAGAGCCAGCGTCACGAGACTAGCGGCTGTCCCACGTTTGATTTTTAGAATCGGCCCTGCTGCCATCTCATCCTCCTAAATGAATGAACCTAAGTCGAGTATTTCCCAATTACCGGCTGCCGCAGCTACGATAGACCAGTTTGCTTCTGTCGTCGGAACCACTCCAGTACAAGCGACTTCACAGAGATATGAGCCTCCGTTGTAAAGCACGACATCCAACACCGCATATGCCGTCTCTTCATTATAGTCCCCTCTCCACACGATACCCCTTCCCGCGTCACCCTTTGGTCCTGCCACTGAGAACGTGACGCTGGCAGGAGAGGAAACCAAGAAGTTCTGATAGTCGGTCAATGAGGAGAGAATGACTGTTGGCATCAGAGACGTGAGGACAACGCGACTCATGACACCACCTGCACCGTTCCCCGACCGAGAGGTATTGTGTCCGTACCGACCGAGAAGATGGAGAAGTAGTACAGTCCCTCCGTCAGTGCCGCTGTCTGTACCTTGGTCAACGCGAACAGACCGATGGTATGTCCTGCGGTTGGCGTCCCGAACGCAGCCCATAAGATGGTTGCGGTTGTATCGGGAGTGCCGCCGAGAGCAACCTTGGCATTGGTCGTACCGAGTCGGAAGGTCGTTGCCTCCGTATGACTGTCATAGTCCACGTCAACCTGATACCGATAATCTGCACCCTTGGTGATTTTCTCTAGGCTCATACGTCCTCCTGTTCTATCCCTTCGCCCTTTGCTTCCCAGTTGTACCAATCGCAGTTCGTCAGCAAGACCGTGGCTCCCGTGTAGTATCCTCCAACGTCCTGCGTCAGTGAAACGAGGTTGACCGTGGCAGAACCGGTCGCAGCACAACCCGTCAGGAGCAGCCCGGGCTCAGACCTGAACTTGAACTCCCAGTCGATAGTCACCCCTGTCCAATGAACGCCATAACGGACTACAGACGGGTTGCTTTGTGATGCCGTCTGGACTTTCGTTTCTACTGCGCCACTGAGTCGGCTCATACCGGCATACACTCCAGAGACATTTGTCCGCTCGTTCCGCCTGCTAGACTGACATTGAAGCCCGTGACCCGCCATGTCCCACCGTTGCCGTTCTTGTCGACCCAGTAGATGTCTTTCCAGAGGGGACTCTGAAGGATGGTTGTGGATGTGATGACGAGGGTCTGTGCCGCACGTCGGTCAGTTCTCAGCATCGCCAGAGCCACATCCTTCAACTTCAAGTTCGTGACTCGATAGACCGTGGCGAACAAGGGATTGAACCGCTTGGAGATGTTGTATCCGCTGGCAACATATTCCCGATAGGCAGTCAGGGACTGTCCGACCATAGACGCACCGACTGCCGCGCCCTTGCCTGTCTCATTGGATGCCACCACGACGTCAGAGTGGATGCCGCCGTAGTCAATGGTGAACTGCGCGCCGAGCAGATTGAAGTCCGTGGACGCTATCTCGACCAAGCCTCGTGCGGGGGTCGACAACGGAGCAAGGATAGTCAAGTTGTTCTGGTCGGCAGGGTCAGCATAGACGACATATCCGTACCAGCTCAGGATGCGATTCACTTCGGCAAGGTAGGAACTGTTAGAGACGGTATACGTCTCCCGTTCTGCTGTCGTGTCCCCTGAACCCATGTCATCCATCGTGTCTTGCGGGTCGATAAGTTTGTTGACCCCGATGAGTGAGACTAGTTCTGCTCCGTCCGCGAGTGCCTGAAGCAAGTCCCCCACGGTGGTCATCCCCTCGAAGACCTTCTGTGTGAGCAATACTTCCCACATACACGTCTTGTCGACCAATTGGTATGACCGCTCCTGCAAGTGAGAACTGTTTTCCTTGTCCATCATGTACCAGAAACTACCGCCGGCACAGTACAGTTTCCACTCCCCGCCAGCAGCAAGACCAGACATGTATCCGCTGAATGGGTCTGCGACCTCGATACCATTGATATTCGCACTCCCGCGTGAGAAGATGCTGCCCGACCATGAAGCCTGTATCGGATGGAAACGCGGCGTATGTCCGCCCGTGATGTTCCCGTAGGTCGGGACTGCTATGTCAAGTCGTGGGGACGCACAGATGATGCTCATTCTACCATCAGGGGATGCTCTCCCCCGCCACCGCCGAGACCGCCGACATCCTCGACACTCTTGATGAGGCCGGATGACTTCACGAACTCGAGATGATACCGCCAGACCTGCTTCAAGGGAATCTCTCTGTCCCCCTCAAACAATGACTCAGTACAAGACATGCCTATCACAAGATAGTCAGGGTCTGCCACGATGGTCGCGCAGCCGAGACTTGCCATGAGTCCTTGATTGAGTTCTTCCCGTGCCTCTGCCGTATAGACCTGATAGTCAATCCAGCGAGTCCAATAGGGAACACCCGGCACGAAGACGGGACTGTTGATGCCGTCCTGTACGGAGTTGACAGGATGAAAGACGTCATGGGAATCGCCCGTTATCCGCCACTTGGCAGTATCCTTGTCCGCTTCCGGCGGGTCGTTCTCAATCACATATGGTACGGTCTGGTCTGCCATGTCATCCCCCTGCGAAAGACCAACTCTTGTTGTTCATCATCTGCGTGATAACGGCTCTGCCAATCTTCTCGATGTTCTCATGAGACAGGGCAGAATTCGTATCAACCTTGATGGTCTTGCCATCTATCTTGACGTCGACCAACAGCGTCTGTTTCTTCTCCTTGCCACCTTGCAGAGATGCGATGAACCCCATGAGCGGAGATACGTTCGTCCCCTCGACGGAGACAGGAGCAAACTCCTTGGTCGAGACCTTCTTCTTGGCTGCCTCGATGTTGTACAGTTCATTCCCCTGCGCCTTGGTCATGCTTCCTGCCGCCACCATGTCATCCATGCGCTTACGGGTATTATACAGGTCAGTCTCCTCGGACGTGTGGGTCGCAGCATACAGTTCATCCTTGTATCCCTGTTTGGCCTCCTTGATGAGCAAAGCCTTCTGTCCTGTCTCCCACTTGTCTACCAATGACCTGTCGATACCTTGGATGGTTCTTAGTTTCTCAGCCTCCAACGTCAGGACTTGCAGAGAGTTTGCCAAGCCCGTGTTCGCTAACTTGAATATCTTGGCAGTAAGGTCTTCGTTCGCAGCCTTTGCCTCGTCGGAGAGAGCGGTTGGCTGCTTGATATTTGTTCCTTCTCCTCCAAGATGGATGCCAACGTCTCCGCCATATCCCTGAGTGATGGTCGTAGGAACTGGCAGCCGGTCTGGATTGGAGTAATAATTGGAAGTCTTGCCCTGTACACTAGAAGGAATCCCGCTCGGAAAGAATGTGTCTGCTGCACTGACCGCGTTCCTATTTGCCCTGTCCCCATAAGCAAGGGCGGCTATGGCGGCTATAGGCAAAACAACGGCAGCGGCTGTTCCCAGAGAAACAATCCCTAAACTGGCAAGGAGTCTTACAAGCCAAGCGACTGCTGGAGATGCTTGAAGAGTCTGGATGGCTAACAGGAACTTTGCAAGGTTGGCAACCATCCCCGTGATGTATGAGGTCGCAAGCAGGATGCCCGCAGCCCATTCTGCAGTCTTGATAGCAGACTTCTTCTCCTCGGGGGTCAACTTTGCAAACTCATCGACTAACTTCTGTGCCCAAGTAACCAACTTCTGCGCTTCAGGAATCAACTGGTCTCCGAAAGATGAAGCAAGTTCTTTGGACGTTCCCTTGAGAATATCCAACTGACCAGAGAGTCGTTTGCCGGCAGCCTCGGCCTGTCCAGATGATGCTGAGAGAGCATTCAGGATTGCCTGAAAGGAGATTGTCCCGTCCGCGGATGCCTTGATATGGATGCCGTATCGGGCAAGCATCGTGGTTGACCCAGCAAGGGCATTGGTCATCAACTTGAAGGATGTGGATAGTGGGATATGGAGCGGTCCTTCCTGCAAGTCGGCAAGGTGCGGGAGCAGGGCAGTTATCTGGTCATTCGTCAGCCCGTATGCCTTGCCCATGCTCATCGCTTCAATCGTGGCGGTCTTGTCCATGCCAGACAAGCGGAGAAGGGCTTCTGCCTGTCCCTCAAAATTATCCTGTGCGACCTGAGACCAACTCCCAGTCGCCTTCATCGCCTGACCAAGTCTTGAAAGAGCATCCTCGTCCGATGACGCTGCGGTGACGAGACCCACCAAGCCTGTAACGATTGCTGCGCCAGCGATACCAGTAGCCTTGCTGATGCCGCCGAAGGTCGTCTTGATGGCAGTCAGAGAGTCTACATATGTCTTGCTCGCAGCATCTGCCTGTTTGATAGCATCGAGTACGGTGATATATGCCGCGTTCCCTATCTTGCCGGTATCCGCGAACTCCTGCCGCATCGACTTTGTCCAGCCCGCAAGGTTGGACATGGCGACTTGATTGTCCTTGAACGCCTTGCCGAAGCCGAAGATGTCTGCAATCTTCCCGCCGCCCCGTGAATCGACGGATGCGCTCAGGGCTGCTTCTAATTTGCCGTGAAGGTCATCCCCCTTGCCCTCGGCATAGGTGACAAGGGAGTCCATCTGTGCCTTGGCATCGTCGATATTGAGGGAGACTACTCCCCTGACTTCTGCTTCATCGGCCATGTCGCCTCTGGAAGTCAATCGAGACTTCCTTCTTGTTGATATGCTTCCCCGCCAGCCGACTCAGGATGGCGTAGATGAGTTGCAAGGGTGCTTGGTCTACTTCGGTCTTCGTCCAGCCGAGTTCCTTCAGGGAGACGTAGAGGGAGGCGCGTCCACCCCAGTATTCGGTTTCTCCTCTGTTCCAACTGTCGGGAGACTCAGACCGAAAAAATCACGAATCACGGCTGCAAGTTCATCACCATCGGGCTTCTCCTTCGGGTCGATAGGCGGCTTCTTCGCGTCAGCCCGAAACTCGTTCAGCATTGCCCGATGACACTGGGGGCTGGCGTTTATCAGCTCCAAGACCCCCTGTGACCCGATGTTGACGTGGCAGACAGAGTAGATGCGGTCAAGGACTTCCCAAGACCATAGCATCTACGCGCCCACCGCATTGAGTCTGATGGTTGCGTTGCAATTCCACGCGCCCCTGTTTCCCGTGAAGCCACAATCCTCGACCGTGCCGGAAGCGAAGTCTTTGCCGAGACTGGGGTCAGAATCATCAAACGCGGCAAAGGTCGCAACCTGTCCGCGCATGACCGTGGGACGCTCGACGGTATTCACTTCACCGGAGACTGAGACCATGTCCCCCACTTCGGAGAACCGCGTCCCGATAACCGTTTGTCCGACGTTGTTGCCTCGGAGTTGGAACTTCGTGCCTTCGCCCTTGATGTCGAAGTTCTCGACGACGACGAAGGAGATGGTGCCGATGGTGCAGAGAGTCCCCGCACCAAGTCCAAAAAGGAAAGGAGTATCCATAACAGCCTCCTACGCGGTCGGAGAGAACGTTGAGTCGACGAACGCCATCTTGACGTCCGTGATTGAGGAACACGTGACAGTGGTATTCTTCGTGGTCGGGTCAGCAAAGACGGCAGCCGCGAGAACGGTGCTTATCCATGACTCTGCGGCAGGAACTGCCTTCTCGACGTCATGGTAGTATCCCCGATTGCAAGCCACGGGGCAGTCGATGGTCACGGTCACAGGAGATGCGCTGTCGTTCCTGACGAGACACTGAACATGCCCTGTCAGGTTCTCAAAGGTGTCTCCGTCCGTGGCGGTCGGTGTGAACCAAGTGATAGCATGTCCGAGGACGATGCTTCTTGCGTCATCGGGAACGTGCAATGTTGCGGCCATAGCGAACCTCCTAGTTCAAGGTGAACACATAGGTACGATGAGCCAAGCCCTTCGTACCATCGTTGAGCGTAATCATCGAGTCAAACAAGTCAGCCCAGTTGGTTCCCGTGGCCGACCGGCGGTGCAGTTCCTTTATCCGAGCATTGAGCAAGTCCGAGTACCAGAGGTAGTCCTTCAGGGAACACCAGAGGTCAAGGTTGATGGTCTGTTGCCGGCGATTATCCGGCCCTGACTCTGAGACCCGATAGGTGATGCAGGGGATGTTGTCGAACAACGGGGTCATCGGGAACATGTAGAACACGGGCAGGATGGTCTCGAACCAACTGACGATTTCATCGTGCATCATGTCAGCCCTCCAATGCCCACTTCATCATGTCCAAGACCAGTTCACGGTTCGCATCGAACGCGTTCTTTATCCAAGGGTCGGGGTGCTGTCCCTTGTGATGGGTGTGTCTCGTGAAGACCGTTCCCCCATTCTGTGTCTTGGCATTCCCGTTAAAGACCTGCAAGCCGTAGACATCCCATTCTGAACGAGCATCGGGGGTATGGTAGATACCTGTGCCGAAGTGGACGAACGCGGCATATGGCGCACCCACTGTGACCGCGCCCTCAATACCGTTGGCTGTGCGAAGTGCGGGGATGCCAACCGTCGTGATGTCAAGATTCCCTGACCGACTGATGAATCTGTGGGTTCCCCTTGCATACAGGACGAGCAGTTCCGTTGCCTTGTTGATGGCAAGGGTTTCTCTGGCCTCAATCTGCGAGGTTATCTTCTGCAATCCGCTGGCGTCAAACGAGATGCTAAGTGAGGGCAAGGAGAGCGACCTCAGTAAAGTCGTCGAGAGGGATGATGCTCTGGACAAGATACTTCTTCCCGTCGGCATCATCTATCCGGTCTCCCACGTTCAGGACATCGGCGGTGTAGAGCGTATGCGTGTGTTCTTCCAGAACCCCTGCCTCGAGCGCACGGACAGACCGTGAGACGGGCATGAGGACTCCGGCAATGGGAAGGGATTGCGGCGAGAACGTGGCAATTTGCATACCAGCCTGTGACGTGACGGTCGGTATCTGCCGTGTGTAGTTTCGCTTCTTACTCGCGAAGGCGTCAAGTAGACTCATAATACGTCCCCATGTTGATGACCGCGACCTGTCCTTCTTTCAGTCTTCGGATTGCGTTCTCGATAGCCTCATAGGTAACGGACACCCCGCCCATCGACTTGCCTGATGGAGCAACAGGAGCGACCATCTCCAAAAGTTTGATTGCGGCAGACGTCGTATCATACACGACCGTATCAGTGGCAATTTCGTATTCATCCTTGACCGACTCCGTGCGGGAATACTTCACGGTGAGGTCTTGCACATCTTCATCGGTCACGATGGTCACAAACTCCGGCTGGAGCGCATATCGTGCTTTCCGTCGAACTTCTATGATTGCTTCCGTGAGAGTCATCGCCATCCCCCTCTAGCATGGTCTCAGGGAGGCTTTGGGGCGGGTGGGTGTCCCTATGGACAGAAGTCCCCCTTGACCCCTACAGCGACCCCCTATCAAAGCCACAGCATGTATCAGGCGGGGGCGGGGTAGAGGGGTATCCTCACACCCACAACCCCCGCATAGGTCGTCACGTGAGACGAGGCTTCTCGACGTTCGTATAGGTCTGCGAGATTGCCGCAGCACCCGACCGATGAATCTTGGTAGTTCCGAGACGCACCCAGTAGTTGCCCGCGCCGACAGCAGCCTGAATGACCGCAGCAGTTGGAGCAACGACGAGTGCCGCCGTGTTCTTCGTGCCGGGGACGGCTGCATAGGTGATGGCATGGGAAGTCTTGTCACAGACTGCCACGATGACATAGATAATGTCACACGTTGTCGCGCCAACAGGGGCAACTCCAGCACCACTAGCCACATTGAAGTCACCTTGAGCAACGTGTTCATCACGATACCCTCCAGCAGCAACCATACCTGCCGAGAGGTTGGCGTTATAGTCGAACGGACCCGCGTCTGCGTGAGTGGATGGAGTCGTGGGTGCGGCAATGACAAGACCACTCTCAATGTGATTGGTCTGCCAATACTTCCACCGTCCGAGCAGTTCCCGAAGTTCAATCGGGATGCTTCTGACGTTGATATCGCTCATGAGGTTCTGTGTGGACATGTCACCCTCCTAAGCAGCGTCGCGAACGGTCGGCAGTCCAGTGATGACGCCGTGGAACTCGCCCATACCATAGTCGAGTCCGATTTCACCGTATATCTGCTCCTGCGTGGAGGCTCCAGTCTTGGCGAGCGGCTCCGTGAACAGGTATCCCTTGCCCTCAATGTTGAGGAAGACAGGGAAGACCTTGGCGACGTCCACAATGGCGAGGACGCCAGCAGGAAGATAACGTGCGAGGGTGATGCCGAAGTTCCCGAAGTCTGTGACAATCTGCTCGATGTTCAAGCCACCGATTGTCCGAGACTGCGGTGCATAGCCCCATGCGTTGCTGATACGCGTCTTGGTATACGCGGAGCAGAAGACGATGGGTGAGACGAAGGGAGCATTGACGCCCTTCATCGCGAGCAGGAGGTCAGTGAACATGAAAGAGTCCAACTGAGCCCCGCCGGATGCGATGGTCGTGAGGTTTACAGCATTGAGGATGCCTCTCGACTTGCGGGCAGAGTTGTTGTCGGCAGGACGAGCATACACACCGTTCCAGAATGTATACTCGACGTCCTGTGCAATCTTCTTCAGTTTGAGAGCCAGTTGGTTCGACATCTCATCCTGAATGGGCTGAATCCCGCCAATCTCGTCAGCCGTTGAGCCGGCAAGAATGGGGATGTGCTGACCCTTGTCTGCCTGCTTGGTGTACGAGATGGAGACGGACTCATGGAAAATCTGGACGCAGTTCTGTGCGCCCGGGACCCGCCCGATTTCCGTAGGGGTAGGTGCAGCCTCGCCTTCAAGGTTGGCGGGCTGAGAAGCAGCGGGCAGTTCCTCGGTTGTGAAGCCGAAGTCGAGAGTGTCCGTCGAATGCGCCCCGTTCAGTCCACCGATGGCAGAGAGAAGAGGGGTATCCGTCGGAGAGACAAGGAACAGTTCTCCGACGTAGTTGGGAAGGTTGAAGGTTGTAGCCATCCCAGTGATAATCGTTGCGGCCATTGAATCCTCCTAGGTTTTGGCAGCCAGCTCCGCTATTTGTCGTTTGATAGCGATTGCTCCTGTCACGTTGTTCTTCTTCATCGCTTCAGCATAGGCGGCTTGTAGAACCGCTTTCTGGTTGGGCTTCAATGGAGGTTTGCCCCCGCCCGAGATGATGAACGGAACACCGTTCTTCGTCTGGACTTGAACAACAAAATAGGACTTCTCCTCTATCAGTGTCGCAACCAGTTCGTCCATCTTCTCGCCTTCTGCAGCCGCTGGCAGAGCCATGTATGCAACCTTGGGGTCATTGATGCCGACCTTTGATGCCTCAACGAGGAACGCGTTGTAGCGCGTAGCCTCTAGGAGACGGGCTTCAGCATCCTTTGCCTTCTGGTCTGCTTCCTCTGCCAACTTCTTGAAGTTGCCGGCTTCTTCGTCAATTGCCTTCTGCTTCTTGGCATCCGCCTCATCCCTCTTGGTCTGTTTCTCCAGAAGGAGACGGTTCTTCTCCAACACTTCGTCGAGGCGAGACTTTGGAATCATGATGTCTTCGGGTTTCCCGTCTACAGTTTTATCGTCCTGCGACGTGACGGGTTCTACAACCACAACTATCTCTTTGCCATCTTTATCTTTAGTCACAGTATTCTCCTTGGCACCACTATCGCAGGTGAGCGCGGATTTGTTGTCAATAGTATATCACATCACGTCAATGAGTGTCAAATGTTTATCGTTTCTTCTTTTTACCACGACGCGCGACGGCATATGCAATCGCGACTGCTTGTTTGACCGGCTTGCCCGCGTTGACCTCTGTTTTGATGTTCTGTCCAATCGTCTTCTTACTCCTTCCCTTCTTGAGTGGCATGACTTCCTCCTCTGTACTTCCCTGCCATTCCTCCGTAGCCGCTTTTACCAAGTTGCGAAAGACCTTCTTCGCCCTACCCCTTATTCGCGACATCCATCTCCTTCGCCCATGGATAGACTTCAACTGCGCGCGCCCATTCCGGCGTCTTCATGTAGAACTCAAGCGAGAATCCCTTTTTCCCTAGCCATGTATCGAACTTCTCCCGCGTATCAATCCCCATATCCACGATGTCGACGCGGAGCCAATCACTCTTCTTGCCGCCATCATCCAAGATGATAGTCCCTTCCCACTCTTCCGGCATCCATTTGTTCATCAGTCTTCCCCCTTGTCGATGTCCTTCTCTGAATAGACATAATTTCCATTCGTGGCAAGGAGCATGGCAGCTACCCGAGCCGCGGCTATGTCCCCAAACTCGCCAGTCGCCCCGAAGACCTTATCCCGTCCGACCTGTGGACCCAAGACCACGAACTCCTGCTCTACTGCGCAGCCATACCCCGTCAGGAAGGAACCTATGATGCGCTCAACGGGTATTTGTGCTGCGAACATCATCGGGACGGACGAGTCACTTGAACTCTCCGGCTCACAGAACGTGGTTGCCGTATCAAGGGAGAGGGAGAAGGATGACATGGGTGACAGTTGTGCTTGACCAAACCCCCTTGTGAGCGACCGCGTTCCCCCGAAGATATCCTTGACGACAGATGGCTCAACTCCCATGCCACGGAACAGGGTCAATGATGTGATGCCCTTGTCTGCGAAACTCCTCTGTGTCGTAACATACATCGCTTTCAGGAATGCGTCGACGAAGTCCTGATTGCCCCCCTGTGCCAAGAAGTCCATTGCGCGTCGTGCCGTGTCCTCCGCCTTGAGGAAGTCCACATAGGACGCATTGAGACCGAACACCCGCAGGGCTTCTTCCTGTGCGGCACAGGAGATGGCATCACCACTAGATGAGGTCACGGCCCATGAGTGGATGAGCATGTCAACCGCGTTGTGGATATTGTCCTCATAATGGATTGGCTCTGCCGTTGCCTTGTCTCTCCGTATATCCATCATGGCAGCGACTATCTCATAAGCATCCCCGTCCTTGTACCCCGCTGGAAGGAACTCCGTGATGGCATCCGCAATCTTATTCGTGACGACATCCTTCTGCCGATAAGATTCATTCTTTGCCACCTCACCTTCAATGATGATGGCAAGGTTCTCATTATTGAACCGTTCAGTCACGGCCAGCACAGCATTGGGATTATCTTCCTGCTCCTTGAACTCCCTGTCAGCATCAAACACGGACCCGTCTGCCATTGTCCAGATGCTGCCAGTCCTGAGATTGCCAGTCCCGACCTCTCCCTTGTCTACCGTGAAGTCACGCCACTTATCAAACTGCGCGTTCTCACCAATGGCTTGTGTATAGATGGAGTCAATAGCTCGCTGGTCGCGCTCACGCAATTCAGTAACCCGCACCTCGAACCGACGCTGTTCTTCTACATTGGCGACGATATCCCCATAGAAACTGCGAATCTCGCCGATGGTCATGTGAAGAGTCTCAAAGATGAAGTGCTCCTCCCTTGCCGCCGTTACCTTGTCCGCCATCTCATCCCCATAGAAGATTCGGATTTCCTCAATGGATTTGTAGTCTTGTGTCATGAGGACATCAAACTGGGTCGTTATCCCCTTGTCCACCATCTCCTTCCTAGCCGCTGCGACCTCATCTGCCACCGCGTCCCCATAGACGTTACGGAGTTGGTCGATAGTCCAGTAGCCGTTATACTCTGGCGTCAATGCTCCCTGTGTCGCCTTGAACTCCTCAAACACCTTGGCTTTTGCTGCCTCAGACGCCTTGAAGGATTCTACCGCTTGGTCTGCGACTGCCTGTATGTTTGCTTCTATGGCCTCTGGTGCCATCGTTGCCAGTTCTTCATCTGTGGGAAGCATCACGGTCAGTGTCGGGTTCTTTGCTACCATGAGAGCCATCACCTTGGGAGAGCCAACCTCGCCGTTGAGGAACGCCCGCATGGATTCCTTGCTTGGCATCTTGGGTGAGGCCGTACACCCGCACCACGGATGATAGGGTGGCAGGAACGCGTAGTCCATCGGGACTTCAATGGACGCGCCCGGGCCATCCCCGATTTCCTCGCCGCAGATGTCACACTCATAGCCCGTATCTGACCTGCTGAGGATGATGGTGTCAATGTATCCAGTGTCTGTCCACTGTTGTCTCTGCGCTACGATGTGGTTCCGCTTCACTTGGTCAACCCACAGACGACGAGTGTTGTACCCGACGTTTGCCCGACCCTTCTCAGTCAACAATTCTGCCAGTTCGTCCTTGGTCTCACTGTACGCCCAGTGTTCGGTCTCCGACTGCTTGATGATGTCATTGATTTGATTCTGTGCATCCTTCGTGGCGTCCCACAGACGGTTCGAGATGTTGAGGCCGAGTGCTTCCCTTTCTCCCTCTATCTGTTTCCAGACTCCTTCACTCCACTCCGTATTGAACACGCCGCCAAGTTCTGCTGCTGTCGGGAATGCCGCTCCGACTGAATAAGGAAGACGGTCAGGGAGAGAAGCAATATCTGCAATGCCTTTGTCCTTGACCATATTGACCTCTTGCCACACATCCTTGTCAAGTTTCTGTGCCGTGTCCTTTGCCCATGCCTTGCTTTCCGTCTTGACACCATCTTCAATGTCCTCCATCGCTTCTTCACTCTCATCATCTGGAAGCAGGGCAAGGATGCGCATGACATAGTCCTTCAGCGCGCCATTGGCCTGAGTAAGTGCGAGACGCGCTATCTCGTTGAGCGGTTTCACTTAGTCGGCGGGAAAACCTTGGGAGGCATGGGGTTCAGGGCTGAGGCCTGTTGTGCAAGGGCAAAGTCCTGTTCATCCTTGACCTTTGCCTCTGCATCTACTTCGTCGACGATGGTTGCCGCTTCCGTCTCATCCAAGCCGCGCCGCATGTGGTAGCGAATCTTGGAGATGAGGCCGGCCTTGTACTCCGCCATGTCATTGATGAACGAATCACCCTTGAACGCGTCCTTCCACTCCAGTGTTACCTCTGCTGTAACAGACTGCATGAGACAGGCAAGGTTGAACATGTCTTCCCATGCCTCGCCGAAGGTTGTCTGTGCTTCCTCTACCTTGTCGCTGAGTGGTCCCGCAATCTCCTGAAGTGCCACGCCCGAGGGAACTGCCTGTCCTTTCAAGTAAGCAACGGGGGTCTGAGTGCAGTTTGCCATGTCATCCGTCAACTTGTCACAGTAGGCGATGAACTGTGTCAGGTCATCGGGAGCAATTCTCCCGAGTTGTGTCGTAGGGGACGGGAAGTTCCAGACCGTCCACGGGTCACGACTTAGTTTGGGGACGGCTTCAAAGGGGTGCTGTCCTTTCCATGCTGCCTCATACTCGAGTTGGTTGTACCCCGTGACCCAAATCTGCCCTGCGGCAGAGAAGGTTGCCCTGAGAGCCAGTTCCTGTTCTGCCCTATCCTTGTCTATCTGGATGGGAAGCGCAGAGAGCAGTTCACTGTTGCCGAAGTCACCCTCATCTGGACGGTTGCGGAAGTGGATGATGGGGATGCGACCCCAGGCATACGGGATGGTGTCTGGTTCCCCGTCCCCCAAGTATGGCTCCCATGAACCCGTATCCAGTGTCACGATGCCGTCAATGGTTGTCCAGATTCCCGCGCCCCCGTTCATCGTAGAGACGAATCGCTCCAGATGGTCGGGGTAGTAAATGTCTTTCCTGCGGAAGAACTGGACATCCCCCGTTGCTGTCCCGTCGACCAAGCCCTGAACATCCAGCCACTCAACCTTGCACCAGAGCATCTTCTGAGAGCCATCCTGACTGTAGACGGGTCGCACGTTGATGGGGTCGAGGACTTGCATGGACGGCACGACTTCGCCCGGCCACAGGCGCACATACGAATCCCCATACTTGGCTCCTGCCTTGTGGACACGGGACTGGACAAGCGGGAAGTGGTTCAACTTGGCGATGAGGTCAACCTTGTCCTGTGCCGTAGCGGATGTGATGGAGGAGACGCGCAGTTTGGAGCAATAGGTGTTCACGACCAGAGCGCAGAGGTTGCGGACGACGCCATACTCCTCCAAGGCTGTCTCCAGCAGGGTAGGGAGCGGGACGAGTTGCTTCCCGTCGTAATAGGTGTCATACGCCTCATAGCGTTCCTTCGCTTCTGTCTCTGCCGCCATGACCATACGGGCAAAGGACATGTCCACTTCATTGATTTGTGCGATAGCCATCACAGACCTCCTAGAGATTGTTGAAGCCGCCAAGGAACTGGTTCTGCCGCATATGCCAGTAGACGAGAGCGAAGGCACAGACGGTATCGTCATGCTCCCCCTCTACAGCAGCATAGCGGATATTGCCAGCCCGTGTCAATTCATATTCAAACGAGGACAGTTCCCCCTCCAGCTCAGGACAGTGCGGGAAGGTCGCGTCACGTTGTTCCAATGCCACAACCAGCGTCTCAATCAACTGCTGCTTGCTCTGTTGGGTAAAGACATAGCCCTCAATCTTGAGACCAAACCCCTCTTTCTTTGCTTGCTCGAGAATCGCGTCCCCTACGCCCGTACAGTCGAGCAGTCCTGACGCCCAGTTGTACCGCTTGCAGATGTCGACAAAACGGGTAACTTGGAGACTGTAGTCCAGATTGGAAGCGCGCCACTGATAGACGAGATGGTGACTCGCGCTGTCGATGACGTAGATGACAGAGAAGTCCTGATGCTTCGCAGGGTCCCATCCGACAAAGTAGCGATGTCCCTCCTGTGGTTCCTCCCATGTGCCAGTGATACAGTTCTGGACGTTGTGGAACACGCCAGCCGCTTCCTCCAAGAACTCGGCTCCGTACTCTTGCCGGAACACATCATCAGGCAGGGTGCGTCGGGCTTCCTCAATCTCGCCCGGGTCCATGTAGGGATTCGTCCATGCAGGGAGCGACCATGATTTCCACTCGGGGAACTCAGGGTCTTGTCCGCGCAGGTACAGATGCCAGAAGTAGTTCCTGCCCTTGGGCGTCGAACTGAGGATGGCATGTCCTTTGGTGTCAGACAGGGAAGGACGGAGTTGATTCTCCCACGTTTCCTTGTCGATGAAGGCAGCCTCGTCCACAATCATGAAGCCGATACCCTCTCCACGGAGTGCGTCCCCTGCTTCTGCAGACTTGAACTCAATCGTGCCGCCAGACTGGAGCATGATGCGCTTCTCGTTCTTGTGGTTCTCGTCGATGGCTTCACTGAAGTGCTTCTGGATGAGGCGGTAGGCACGGGCAGTCTGTGCTTTCGTCTTGCTGACCCACCATGCCGGATAGCGACCGTCTTCCCATGCATACTTGACGATTTCGTTGATGTCCAAGTCCGTCTTGCCCCACCGTCTGCCAGCATTGACAACACGGAAGCGGTGGGTGTCTTCGTCGATGACACGTTCCAAGTCAGTCGGATTGTAGAGTCGTATCTTCTTGGGGGCAGACAAGACCATCATTTCGGCTTTTCCTCAGAGATGGTAGGCTCAATAACGGTTCCAGCCTGTAGTTCCTTGATTTCGTTCTTGCCCCACTCTGCGATGTAGACTTCCTTCTTGTCTCCCGCAGGAGCCACATCCCCGAGTGCAATCTTGCCTATCTGTTGCGCCCGCTGAAGCGTCCACGCAATCTCACTCGTCTTGGCTCCGTTCTTCCTATCTGCCAACGCTTGTCCGATGAGCCAGTTGGACAGGGAGAACATTCGGTTGTTGAACGCGCCTATCTTCTCTGCGGGCGTCTGTCCCGTCAATGCAGCAGACTCTTCCTGTACCTTCTTCTGATAGACAACACGACGCGCCCGCCAGTTCTCCTTCTTGCTCACACGGGAGAAATGTTCACGGGTTCCATTGTACTTTTTTGCGAGCAAACTCATCGTCTGCGGGAACTGGGCCGTAATGAAATCCTCAGCTATGGCACCCCAGTCAAACTCGGTTTTCCTACCCATCGCAGTCCTGATGAGCGATTGCAGTCTTGTGGTACATCCGTCTCATGGCGCACACATCTCCTCTTGTCCATATAATTGTATCACGGCGCATGGATGAGTGTGTCAAGAGTAGGGATGAAGAAAGCGGGAGTGTGACGGCTCCCGCCTTGTAAGGAGATGACGCAACTGTATTATACGCCCATCTTATCCGGCGAGCAAGGGATGATGGTCGTGATGGATGTATGATACTTGGCTTTCCACAGGATGGTCTTCCGTCTGCCCTGTCTCCCCCGTTCATAGACGTACCCCACAATACCGGCAGGAAGACCCTGCTCTACATGGACGGACACCCCCACGGCTTGACCACTGTGTCCCATGCGACTGAAGGGGTCATGGCGGTCCTGCAACTGCCAGCCTCGTTCAACGGCGTCCCATATCACATCTTCCTGCTCTTGTGTGAGATAGGAGATGTGAGCGTCTGCCCACCATGCGTTCAGGCCGTAGTTCTCCTCAGGGATGAGGCTGAAGCCGGCAGAACGCAGTCTCTCTTTCCATACTGATTCCATGACCTCCAGACAGGAACGGCAGTAGAACTTTCCGTCGTCAAACCTGCACACAAGGTTGAGACTTCGGTGACATAACGCACATTCCCGCAACCTGTTTCTCATCGCGTCTTGATACAGAACTCTTTGCCGGTCATCTTCAGGAACGTGGCTTTGAGTCGCACGTTGGCTTCCTCTATCTGCAAGGGGCCGGTCTTCTGTCCTGTTTCCCTTCCGCGCTCGAGCAAGTAGTCCAAGTCCCCACGCCTTGCCATGTAGGGGGCAGCCCACGCATCAAAGACGGCAGGGTCATCATGCGCGCTCCCCCTTGCCAAGACATGCTGCCAACTGTAGATGCATATCCCGTCCCGCAAGTCCCATCGCAAGTGTGGATACAGTTCCTTCCGCAGATAGTGGTGGCTGTTCAACTGTCGTGTCGGATGGTCACGTTGTTCCTCAAAGGTAGGGGGCTTCTCACTCTTTCCTCCCGCCCTCATCTTGACCATGACCGACCACATGGCCTCGTTCTCCTTATACGTCTTTTTGAGTGCGGCCTTTCTTGCCTCTCCTGCCGTTCTTGGCGTCTTTGACTTTTTGGTTGTGCGATGGAGTGTGTTCGGCCCTTCTGTCGTGCTTGGCCGCAGTTCGGACTTCCTTCTCAGCGGGGTCGATTTCAGCGAGGACTTTGTCTTTCTCAGCGGTGTTGCCTTCATGCGTCACCCTCCGTCTAGGATTTTCCTGCCGTTCCTTCCATTGGTCGAGATAAGGCTTGTGGATAGGGTCAAACTGGCTATGGTCACTTCCCATCACATCCCTCCAAAGACTATCACGAGAACGTCCACGCTCACGAATCGGAACCTGCGCCATGACCATCGACGTTCAGTTTCATGATACGTTCTCCACGGGTACAGGATTGCCATCATATCCCCCTTGGATATGTCAAGAGACATACAATGATAAGACAAATGACCGCGATGCAACAGAGGACAATCTGCCAGACAACTCTACGCTCAATCATGACTTCCACTCCAACACCTTCATCACTACTTCTGCCAGTGCGTCGGCAAGGGTAACTGCTGCTCCATGTACGACATCCCCGCCGAGCATCTGGTCAACCACAACATAGGAGACTCGCTTGTCATCTCCGTGCAACAACATCCGTCGAATGGTGAGACTTGCCGCTCTCTTGGAGAAGATGGGAACGGTGAACAACCAGTCTTCCAGTTGCGCTCGAGCATAGCCATATACCCCGACATATGCCTCCTCATCATTGGCACTTACAGGCTCTCTGACCTTTTCATCTGCGACAAGCATTGGAAAGTCGGTCTTGAACCCTGTTGCTGCCAGTCGTTTACTGACCTCAATGGATGTGTGTTCAATCATGGCTTCTTCCCTCCTTTGATGACAGGAACGACAATGTGTGGCACATGCCCGACCTTCTTCTTGGACTTTGCCACGACCTTCTTCTTGAACCCCTCAGGCGGCAACTCAAACCGCCGTGAGATAATCAGTGATACTTGGTCGATGAACCGCTCTCTGAGTTGATTTACGATTTTCCAAGCCGTCGGTGTAGCCTCAAAACCCTCTCGGATTGCGTTCATGTACGCGGCTTCAAGAACGTGCAGCAGTTCATGGACGACCGACCATCGCTGTTCATACTGATTCTTCGTCCAGAAAAGGTCTCCCACACAATAGATGACCTTGACTGCCTGTGCGCTGATGAAGACCTGAGCCGTACATTCCTCGTTATCTTGCATTGCTGCCTCTGGCGGTTCACGGGACAGGGTAAAGAACCACTCGGCAAGACCCATCGCGTCGGCAATCTTCCTGATGTACTTTCCGAGTTCATTCCACCGTGGGTCATGCCCGTCGCGCTTCGGGATGGTCAGGACTGGCTTCTTACTCATGAACCCTCCACTGGTATCGGCGTAGGCACGATGTCTTCCTCATCAATGGTCACGACGGACGCCATCGCTCCTGTAGTCTTTCCAACTTGAACGTCGATGCCACATGCTCCAACCCACGTCACACGACCCGTCTTAAATATTTCACATGAACCATCGCGGAACGTAATGATGTCTCCAACCTTCGGTCTCATTGTGACCGCTCCGGCGCAAGGATGTCGCCCGGGTGCATCGTGCCATCTTTGATGAGGATTTCATACACCGCGTTCAGGACAGTCATGTCTCCCATCAGTTCCAGAATCTTGTCCGCGGTGAACGCCTGTGCTATGTGACCTAGCGATGTTCCTGATTCTGCTTCCTTGACATAGGCTCTATACGGATTCCGTTCAGCGACAACATAGATGTACTTCATCACATCATCTCCTCATTTAGAACCCACTTCAAAGTCAATATTTTCGTTTCTAATTCCAATTGAATTAGTGCCAGTGGTGCATTTACAAACACTGTTGCACTGGGAGATTTTAACCTATCATCATTTTTTAATTCTTGCAGTTTTGCCTTAACTTCTTCTATCGTTCTCACATCATCTCCTTGGGATGTATAAGACCTGAACTCGGACGTTACGCCTGCGTCCCCAGTGGATTGCCGCATGTGCTGACCATAAGAACACATCCAGTTTCAGTCCTTTGATGGCTCCTCCCGTGTCTATCACGGTGCAGGGTTTGCCGCCATTGTAGCCCGGGATAATGACTTTGCTGCCAAACGGAAGGATTCTCAGGTCTGCCGCGATGCCTCCCACATACACGGTCTTGCCTGATGCTGTCCGTAGGGGATTGCCATCACACTCAGCCGCAGTCGGTGAATACGCACTGACCTCCATGTAGAGTATCTTGACTGGTTTTGATGCCCGTGATACAATCTTGTCCAGTGGCGCAGGAGGCTTTACCGCGACAAGGACACCAGTTGCGGAGACCTGCGCCGCTCGTGTTGAAGACCTCGTTGCCACTCGCAAGTTCACCCAGTCATCAGCACTCGTCAGTCTTGGATTCATGAGACCCCACAGCAGGACAATCACACATGCGACGATGGCTGTGATACATGCCGCCAGAGCCACGAAACCCAAGAGGTCATACCACGCCCACCAGTTATCGCTATGCGTCCGTCTTCTCTCATACTTGCCTTCTGTCCACTTCATGGCTTCCTCCTGTTCATCCTCCCAAACATAAACCTGCTGAACGAGTAGTCCCTCTTGTCTTTCAAGATGCGCTCCTGCCGTTCCGTCGCTGTCTCCTTGTGCTTCTCCTTCTCAGGTCTGAAGTTGATGGCCTGAATCATGATGTCATCGACGCTCTTTGTGAATGCCTCGACCATCTTGTCCTGTGCTGCGGTCTCTTCTGGCGTCATAGCCTTCTCCTTCGGGTCGGGGATGGAACACTTGCACATAGGGTAAGGATGTCTACTCTGTCCTGTCCACTGTTCCCACTTCGCGTTCTCCTCCAATGCTCCCTCTGCCTTGCCTTTCTCAAAACCCTGCTCATGTGCACTGGATAGTCCGCTTACGATACGGTCTCTCATCAGTCTGTATCTGTCTTTGAGCGGGAGCATTGGCTCAGACACGTCCAGCCATATCTTCTGTGACATGTTATCCGCAAGTTCATCAATGGTCATTTGTCTACCTCCTTATGTTCTCAGTCCCAGTAACCGATAAAATAGAGCACCAATCCGCTTGCCCTCCAGCCATCTCAGTCCACGCGCCCTTGCTCGGGAAATCAACTTACTGCGGGTCGAGTGCCAATACCAACCCTCCCAGTGACCAACCTCTAGCGCATTGTGGTATTCCCATGTGATAATCGTGACGCGAACCCGCTCTCCTTCATTGACGAAGGCCGGCTCATAGACGTGCGACCTGTCACGGGACATCACGACTTCTCCTCCTTCACTTGGGCTATCGGTGGCGTCGACGGCTTGTTCAATTCCAGTATCACAAGCATGCGATAGTATCGCCGTGCGTTATGGTATGGTTCTGCTCCGAAGACGGGGTCTCCCTCATCCTTCTCGGTCTGCAACATGTGGAAGGAAGCGATTGGAACGTCCAGTGTCACTTCCTTGCCACGCGGCATCCACGGGGCATAGAAAATCCATCGTCCGTCTTTGAGTATGAGTTTCGCGCGCCAGTAGTAACAGAAGGTGACTGGAATCATCTCTCGTGATGGAACGATACTCTTTCTCATGGCTTCACTCCGATAACCTCATGCTCATTGTGCGGGACAATGTCCTCTGGCTTCGGGTTCTCGGGCCAGTCCTTGGGATACCCATTGGCGGTGAACAGTAACGGGGATTTGCTCCGTAGACAGACCTCACGGCCACCGTATTGCATCGCGATTGCACTTTCTGGCACAACAGGAATGATGTAGTCCTGACTTCTCTGTCCCCCGTAAAAATGGTCTATCTCAGTTATCGTCATACGCAATCGGTAGAAGGTCATCATCGCATCATCCTGTCGCGCTCGGATAACGGCTTGTGTAAAGTTCTTTGCATCCTGTCGACGCGCATCCGCAAGCCGCATCTTCAGGTCATGCTTCAGGGTTCTCATCCATACCACCTCGTCTGCGACTTCAACAGTTCGGTCACGCGGATGTCATTGATGTACGCAATCAAGAGGTCATCTATCATGCCGTGCGCTATCTCCGGGTCATGTCCATAGTTGGCTATGACCTCCATCAACTTGCCTATCAGTTGCTCAACGGTCATGTTTTGCCTCCAGTTCCGCCTTCGTCCTTGTGATGACCACGACGCTTCCACCAAGAGGGAACTCTGCGCGACATTTCTTGCATCGTGCGCCCATCGTCTCGACACCGTAATGCTTGCAGCGAATGACCGGACGGCTGCCGACCGAGTCAGGCCAGAATACATGATTGAAGTGACAGTCATAACAGTCCGCCATTGATGGGATAATGTATCGGTCTTCTCTCATCAGAACAGCCTCTCGTCAGCGTGTGCATCACCCGTGCGCGTCATCTTGTTCTCTGCCAAGAACACTTGCATCCCGTTCCCGATGTCATCCTTGATGGTCCATTCCTCCGGCTTGCTGACAAGAGTATAGCCGTCCCAGTGATGAATCACGATGGATTCCACGCCCGCCTTGCGTATCATTGCTAGCGCGTCCTCCTGCAACCCGAAGCCATGATACTTCCAGCAGAAGTGTTGCTTCTTGACGTCATGGTGGAACTCCTGCTTCACGATGACCCCGACGTAGACCATCTTCTTCTTCGCCCTATCCCACACACAGACCTGACGGCTCATATCACTCATGTGCGTATCTCCAGAATCTCACTAGTCAGCACTTGGTCTGTGTCCGTATAATAGACAGTGCGACCGGCAATGGGACCATCCACGAGACGGTGTGATGGTCTTTGTTCCTTGACGTAGCGGACGATGCCAATCTTCAGTCCAAAGTCAGTCGAAAACAGAATCCAGTCTCCAACCTTCGGTATATAGTCCATGTCATCTCCTCATGGTCTTCCCCACCAAGTTCGCGTCAGGGCAATGTTCTGTTCCGCCGTAGGTATCGCCGTCTCTTTCATCTTGGTAACACTCATAGCCTTGCGGTGTCGCGCAATCCCGTCCTTGTTCTTCATCTGGTACGCACGTTTGACAGCACAGACATGTTCTTGGTGCTTCAGGTAATACAATCTGTTCCTCTCGACCTGCGTCAGTGCCATCACTCCACCTCATCATCGTCTTCTACAGACGTATCCTGACAAATCTCACCGCTCGTGCAGCCGTCAATGATAAGTTTAGCGATGTGTCTCAGGTCAATATTATTTGGCTCTACATCACAGTCAAGACTCCACCAGCCCGCTTGTTTAGCCACGTCACATCTCCTTTGCTTGCCTCATGACCCCTTCTCGGATTCCATTCTCGTAGACATGCTCCTGTTCCGTGCGGATTTCCTCATTCTCCTTCTCGATTGCCGTTTCATTGTCGACCATGCCCTTGATGTGTCCGCGCTTGAATGCCGTGCGCCAGACACCATTCAGAACACTCCGTGTCTGCTCAAAGTCATCACAATAGGTCAAGGCAACCCGCGCAGTCTCAATGATGGCTTGCATCCCCTTTTTCACTTGACTGCCTCTATCTTCGTCGTCTCAAATGAACGGGCAACGTATGTTATCTTCTTCTCCTCGACGTAGACCGCGAGATACTTGTCACTACCGCCGACAAGTTTTCCCTCCATCACGTCGCCAGTTATGATGTTCTTGAACCTCACTCTGTCCCCTATCTGCAAGTCATTCACTTGACCGCCTCCTTGATGTCCCCAAAAAGAACGACATGTGACGTATTCGTCTTCCCTTCCTCTGAGACCATCGCCCCGTCAACCCCCACGGTCAAGACCCATCCGACAATGACCCTGCCCGACCCTGACTGGACAAACCGCACCTTGTCTCCGACCTTGACCTTCATGTCCTATCCTTCGGGTTTGCAGGGATGATGTAGTACCGTTTGCCAGCCACCATGCGCTTTCCCTTCACGCATCGGAGTCCTTCCGGCAACGGCTCACACTCGACCGTCAATACCGCGACCGTTACCTCCTCAAGATACGTTTCAAGGTAACCCTTCATCTTCTCCGTAAGCAGGCGACGTCTCTCCTCATAATCCAGACTACCCATTTGGCTGTTCCTCCCCGTTCGTCTTCTCAATCTCTGCCAGTTTGACCATGTATCTCCGCGGCCTTACCTTTGTCCGAATATAGTCAAACGGCACAGCTACGATGTAGGTCGGGAAGAACTCGACCGACTCCACCTTCCCCTCCAGATGCAAGGTCTTCTGCCATGACTGCTTTATCCAGAATTGCACAGCGTCTCCTACATGGATTGTACGCATCACTCCTTCTCCTTTTGATACTTCAACATGGTGCTTAGTTGATTCGGCCAGCCCACGAATTGAAGGACAACGGCATTCAAAAGGAAGTCACACTCTCTGCAGATTGGCACGAACCGTCCTCCGAGAGCGCAGATTGACCACTGTTCTGTTGCCTGTTTACCGCAACGGATACACTTCTTGCGTCGTATACCGATTGCAGTATATGGCTTCATCCGCTTCTTCATGGACGAAACTCCTTTCCGATAAGGCGTTCACCGGCAGCAACATACCCTTTGGCAACAGCCGCCATCGCGTTCGCACGTTCTTTCATCTTCGCCATACCGCCACCGACAAGGTAGTGTGTCCGCCAGATTTGATATAGCATCTCCATCATCTTGCCAAAGATGTTCAGGAACCGCCCCTCGTCGAAGCCCATGTTCCCTTCATTGGCCCGCACTCGGAGGTCACCAAGCATCCTCAATGCCCGCTCGTACTTCTCACGTTCTTCATCCTGCATAGCAGATTTCACTTTGCCTCCTCCACTTGTTTCTTCACGGCCGCAAAGTCAGCAGGGGCATTAGCATCAGACATGCCATCGGCTCCCACGATACGGATGAAAGCAGTCTCTGTGACCCAGTACAACTTCTGTATACTCGTGATACTGGAACCGGACAAGAAGCCATCAACTTGGACGTCAATGAGAACCCCGAGCGTATGATGGTCCAGTGTAATCATCTTGACCACGCCGGTCATCTTCTGTTCATTCAACAGGACGCCGTACCAGAACTCGACCGTGTCCTGCAACTTCGCATCCGTAATCCACAGTTCAGGTGGTAGGTCTGGCTCTCGCGGATGGACTTCCCTATTGATACTGACACAGTAGCCACCGGCAGTAGGACAACCCTCTACGTCACATTCACACTCCGGGTCCCCGGGCAGATGAGTGCCGAGTCCGCAAGTCTCACAATGGTGGACGTACCCTGCTTCACACTCATCACCAATCTCGTCACAACACGGAGCAAGGTCTCCGAGAACGCAGCCACACGGAACCTCCGTATTGACAAGTCCTCCAAAGCCGTGTTCCTTCAGGTAGTCCTCAACCATCTCTCGTACATTCACGTCATCTCCTTTTTGTCAACTTTGCTTCATTCATCGCCTTCTTGTAGAGGTCACAGCGCAGACAGCGCAACATCCCAATCTTTTCATCTTCAATGTCTCGACGAGCGCACCAGTATCCCTCTTTGTATCCAACCCACAGCAGGATGAAAGGCATCAGGATGACGAACAGGACAAATGCTACCGCGAACCATCCTCTCATTTTGCCGGCCTCCTGCTCAATATCTCGACAGACTTCTCTTGAACTTGTATCACCGTCGGATGTGCTGGCAATTCTGTGATAACGCGCATCCGTTCATCACTTGTCAATTCAGGCAACCTGTAGACCGCATCACCGCTCTCCAACTCCATTTCCTTCTTATCGCCTTGCATGTTTATCATGTTGTACCTCATATTACTCCTTGGGCGCATCCGACCACCTCTGCGTCTTCCCGTCAAAGTACGCAATCATCTCTCCCGTTCGCCCGTTCCTGTTCTTGACCACTTTCATCTTGATACGCTTCACGTCATCCAACACCATGCCTCCAGCGTCCATGCGCTCATCCGTATCGTTCAGACTTATCATCACGTCCGTGTCATAGCCAATACTGTCTGACCCGCGCACATCTGACACTTCCACGTTCCTTCCCTCCTTCACGTTGCCTCGATTGGCGGTCACGACAGCAATCAATGGGATGTCCAACTCCAGACAGATTCCCTTCGTCTTGTGGCTCACGTTGTCCAGTTCCTGTGTCTGGTTATCCGTATGTCCGTCATGGAACAGTTGCAGATAGTCCATGCCGGCAATCTCAATCTTGTGTGCGACCTTCTCCTTCCGTAGTGCCAGTGCCACGTCGTCAATCTGTCCAGACCGTACAGGGATGAAGTAGATTGGCATGTTCGCAAGACGCTGGACGGCAGGATAGAACTTCTCCAAGTCACCGTCGCTCATCGGCACTCCCTGTAAGTGTTGCATGATATCCGTCAGGTTCACGCCAGACAGGGTTGCCAGCATCCGTTGCGTCAGAGATTCAGGAGACATCTCGGCCGTCACATAGGCAAACGGTATTCCTGCAGACGCGCTTTGCAGGGCAATCCATGACAGGAAGGACGTCTTTCCCACGCTCATACGGGCAATCACGGTGTACATCGAAGACGGGTGCAGTCCGTACAGGAGTTCGTCCAGTCCGTAGAGACCCGTCCGCACCATCCTCCGCTTTACTTTCTTCTCTGTCGTCATCATGTGGGTCACGATACTTTCCACGGAGATGCTCTCTCCCGTTCCAGTGTGGACGAGCCACTCGGACACCATGCCTATCATCGTGTCAAGCATCCCGGGCTTGTTCCCCGTTTCATACAGGTCACGCCCCATGTTCTGGCACGTCCTCTGTTCATACATCTCATGGAGTTCATCCCTGTAGAATAAGGCATTGTCCAAGTCAGTAGGCGCATACTCTATCAGTTCCTCGACGTACATCGATATCGGCTTTTCCCCGACCGCGTCCTCCAGATGGTGCATATCCTTCAGCCACGAGTTCACGGTCAAGGGTGAGATGACACTTCCCTTGCCGACCAGAGCCTCTATCGCCTGTGCAATGTTCCAGTGGTCGAACAGGTAGAACTCTTTTGAGGGAAGCGGAGCTGTAAAGTAAATCTTTCCTGCTTCGTCTGACATCCATGCCCCGAGCAGGGTATGCTCATAGTCAAAGTCATGTCGGAACCGCAACGCGACATACTTTCCCTCATCATAGGCGGGATTTATTTCCTTCTTAGAAACCAAACTTCGCCTTCAACGCATCGAGTGCGCTATTCGTTTCTTCCAGCATCTTCTCCTTGTCCGATTTCTCAATCCCTGATTTCAAGTCAGATGGTTCGACCTTGAACGGGTCCATCTCGGACGGCGGGACGAAACTTTCCATGTGGAACGGGTCAGCCACCACGTCCTTTCGCTCCTTCCACGTCGTGGCTTCCTCAAGATAGGTCGCATAGTGGACAAGGGCAAACAGCGTCTGGTTATTCAGGTAGTCGCGCATCTTCGCGTCATGTCCCCACCTATCGACCTTGTAGTCCACGATGAGGTTCAGTTCTGCCACGGTCGCCCCGCCACGCAGTCGAGCCAAGATGTTTATCACGGCTTCGGGCATCACATGATACTTGTGGTGTGCCTTCTCATTTAGGTGAACGAGTACGGCATAGGCATCGGTCAATTCTGGACTTTCTTTCCCTATACCTTTCTTTCTCTTTGTCTTTTCTGTAGTACGTTCTTTCTCTAGTACAAAAGAATCTTCTAAAGATATGGGAGGAATTGCATCCTGTCCATTTTGGACTACATCAGGTTTCAATCCCGCGTCTGAACTTGTCTCAGGGGGTGTCAAGCCAAGGTGTCCATTTTGGACAGGTACTTGTCCATTCTGGATACCTTCTGGCATCAACAGTTGATACAGATTGGTTCTGAGGGCTGTCCTTTGCCTATTTGATAACCATCGTGTCTTAGCGAGGCTCCGTAGGCTTCTCCTGACCGTATGGATGGCCATTTTGGCTACGTCTGCCAGTTCATCAACGGACATGAAATACTGTCCCTTCTCATCGGTGAACTCAGACATAATAATCCAAAGATATTTGTCGGTAGGAGTAAGTCGTCTATCCGCTTGCAATTCTTCAGGTAACGGTGCGTGTCTGTGTGTCACATCATCTCCTGTCACTCGTCCCGTCATCGCGTCCAAGGTGGATGAGCGGCAGAGGTAGGACGAGTACCACTGGGTCTGTAGCAAGCAGACCTTTACTGCCGCTCTATGATTGACACAAGGGGCAATCGGTTCGCCTTGTATATCCCCTTGTCCCCCTATACTACCAGTCTGCCCAGCCTTGTCAAGTCCACCCGCAGACCCGCTCTGGAAGCACTACGAGCGGTTTGTGTTTCCGAACTCGGTCAACAGGGCGGAATTGAGACTGCGGAGCATATCGCACTCATACTTCTTCGCCTCGATTGCTTCTCGTCCCGCGCTTGCCATCACTTCCCAACGGTCAGCGTCCAATTCCCGCGTCGACATGTCTACGATAACCAGCGCGTCAATATCTCCGACGGTCAACTTCTTGCCCGCCGTCTCTGCCTTGAGTTTTATTTCTCCGCGTTTCAACGCACAGTCGCGTTCATAAGCATGTCGTACCATGACAGCCCTGAGTCCCGTCATTCGATGTTCCTTGACCAGCGCAACCAGTTGAATCTGCGCTTTCATGTATCCCGATTGCACCTGTGCGGGCGTCAGGTGAGCCACATCATCCTCTGTCATCTCGAATGAGGACAGGGCATCAAACTCTGGCGTATCTTTGACAATCGCAGGATTCTTATTGATACTTGCCTCGGCCTCCCTAAGACGCTCTGCCTTCGTGGGTGTCCCTTTGGACGGATGTGGCCCTACAGCCTCACCTTGCCCCTGAGACCCCCCTTCCTTGCCACCTTCCACAGGGGCCAGTCCAGCAGCCTGTAGGAACTTGTCGGGGTCGACGGGTTTGTCTGCAAAGTCGATACCCAACAGGTCATCATCGTCAAACGGGACACTGTGTTTCTCTGCGGGCGGTTCAGGCAAGTGTTCCAACATCTTCTCAAACTCGGGCAGGGGAGGAGTCGTAACCTCCCCCGTCTCCTTGTTCACGTTCTTCATGGCTTGTGCATGGCGTTCGGCCAGTCGCTCCGTCATGTGATTGGCAATATCCTTCCGCTCTTCGTCATTCATGTCAGTCCTCCATAGTAATGAGAATCCTCTTGACAACATGGAACTTGATGCGTCGTCCAATGTTGTCGAGCAATACTTCAGCCGTTACCCCACAACACGGACCTTCCTGATGCAGTTGACCGTTGCGCGTCGTACCGTGAGATAGGTTTGCCAGTACAGCAGCATTGTCAGCCGTTCCAGCGGCAACTAACATATAGACGCCGCCCGGCTGTCCACGCTCACTGTCTTCAATCTCAATCAACGTCCCGAGAGGGTATCTCGTTGCATCCGGTTCAGGCACTTTCTGCACCGCGACCCTGTTCATCTATATCCTCACGGTCATGACGGAAGGTTGTTCCTTCGCATGATGAATCTTCGTGTACCGTTCCCCTGCACTCTTGAGGAAGTGGATGAAGAAGTCCCAGTCGTCTACAGAATACGTTTCACTGACCTTGTAGTCGCGATACCCGTCACTCACGAGGAAGAGTCGCTCATGTTGATTGGCAATCCTGACCGTGTTCGGTTCACCGATGGTTGCCAGTGTATAGTAGCAGCGACCGTGGTAGTAGCGGTTCTTCTTTTCATTGCCAAGTTCCCGTTCAATTTCGTTCTGGGCGGCAACGTGTCTGAGCATCATGAACTCGATGCGTCCGTTCGGCAATACTCGGTAATCAATCTCCGTCTGTCTCATGTGGTCTCCTCTTCCTTCTTCTTGCGGATACGTTTCGGTTTCACTTCAGTCTTCCCGATAACCTCCGAGAGCCAGACCGTCCAGACTCTGTTGTCTTTCAATAGGAACACGTTGACCGAGTTCTCCTGTACTTCTGCAATCGTTCCGATTCCCTCCTTGCCCGTGTGTCCAAACCAGAACCGTATCTGGTCACCCGCTTGATACGGTGCAATCATCTTCTCTTTGTCCGTCATGCTGTCTCCTTTGTGGCCTTCTTGACCTTGATGACCTCGCTGCGATAGACGTTGTAGATTTCATCCAAGTTGCGACTCTTCACGCGCACATCAAGTCCGCAGAGTCCCGCATGGGTAACCGTTCCAGTATGAGGCTTTCCATGCTTCATGTAGTCAAACGTCACGGTGTCCCCGACCTTGATTGCGTCACGCTCCTCGACTGTCACTCTGCACCTTCCTTCGGCATCTTGGCAATCAGGGTAATGAGGTCATCAATCATGGTGGTGGCTTCTGCCTTTGTGATGTCATTCCACAGCACCTTCTTCTCGGTCAGGTACTTCTGGACCTCTGTTGACTTCCAGCCGAGTTCGTGCGCCTGTGCCACAATCTTGTTCTTCTGCGCTTCCGTGGCAGGGTCGGTACTCGTTGTCTTCTTTGGTGCATCCGACTTCGCAGCAGGTTTGCTCTCACTGGAACTGTTCGCGTCATCGTCCTCAGTTGCTACGCCAAGCATGGCAGCCAAAGCATACCGTCGCATGTAGGTCATGCTCGACCCGTATCCCTGCGACTTGTTGACCTGTTTGGTCTTCTTGACCTCGTTCCCGTTTGCGTCCCGCTCCTCCGGCGTTTCCGGCTGGACAGGAACGAATACGGGCATGAATCCACGGATGTACTGACCAGACTTGTGAATCAGTTCCGTGTAGAGGACGGGCTGGTTGTTGTCCTCGAACCCGCCGTACTGCACGACCGTAAGATTGTTCGCGGTCATCGCGTCACGACAAGCATCATAGATTGCAGCAAGGTCGGCATACTTTGCATGGAAGAATGGATTTTCCTCCGACCTTACGGCATTTTTGATGCCCTTCTGAGCCAAAGTCAGTGCGGTTGCAAGTTCCTCAATATCCTCACTCTGCATGTGTCATCTCCTCTGCGTTACTTGTGTCTCGCCCACTTGTTCCATTGGGCGGTCAACGTCACGACTGGAACCTCCATCAGGGTTGCCAGCAATTCAAGATTCTTGTCGCCCGGGTACTGCCATCCGCTCTCCCACATGCTGATAAGTGATATGGGCTTGCCCAGTTTCAGGGCCACATCCGCCTGAACAATCTCGTTCTGTCTCCGCCACTTACGCAGAGGGTTTGCTTCCTTTCGTAACATCGAGAACATCCTTACCTCCTTTCAATACGCTCAAGACCTTGATGTCCTGTTGCAATCGCATCAGGGAGCCGATATGCTCGCGAATCTGGAACAACTGCTCCATCAGTTGATTCCACTCGGGGTTGTCATTCCCGCCGACCCTGCCATGAAATGGAACGTACGTCCCCTGACTGACCACCTTGTAGATGTCTGCTTCGTCCTGTGTCATGTTCAGAGTTGACGGGACATCCACACGACAAACAAGAGTCGCTTCCTCCTTTGACACAAAGATACGGGCAAAGTTGTAGTCGTCCTGCTTCAGGATTGCTATGCCGTGACTCTCAATCTCTTTCGTAATTCTCATATCGTTCCTCCCGTTGATATGAACACTCTCAGAAACTTGTCAAATGCTCGCCAGACCAGTTGATTGCGGTTGTACGGGTTCATTGCCAGTGGGTCATCCCTCTGCCACCCCTTGATGACCTCGAATGGCGTGGTTACATCATTGTCATCCATCAGAGTCGCTAAGAAACTGTTCAATTCGTGTGCATGTCGCTCAAAGACCGCTCCCGTCTCCGAGAAGTAGCACAGCCCGGGGAATCCCTGTTGTACTCCGCCATTCTGCAAGAACTTCAGGGCATAGGAGCGGAGAGCAAGTTCATCCCCCGTATAAACCTCTGCTGCATCTCGCAGGAGTTGGGCAAACTCCTCAGTTAGCGTTTCCACCACCATCGCCGGTTCCTCCTTTCAGGATGTCCGTCATCTGTTTCATCCGCTCCAGTTGTGACCTCAGGGCGCAGGTGTTCTCCTCACAGACCATGCCCTTCTGCAACATCACAATCAGGGTAATGGTCACGGTGCTGACGTATGACTCCATGAGCAGACCGAACTCAGTCTCCTCCAGTTTCCTGCCAAGGTTCGCCTCTGCCACATCACTACCCACTTTCAGGGAAGCCCGTACCGAGGCAGACGTGTGTCCTGCTTCCAGTACCATGTCACGGACGCGGTCATACTCCTTCATGGTCAGTCCGGCTTTCTTCATCACCACATCCATAAACTTGTCAAGGGCAGCCGTGTCGCCGTCCTCGACCGTTACTTTCTTCCCATTCAGCTCGTCATCCATTGCTTCCTCCTACTCTCTTTAGCAGTTCCGCGAACGTGCACGGCTTGAAGTACAGGTCACGTTCAATAGCAGGAACGCCTCCAGCAAATGTACACTCCTTCATCTCAAACAGACTGAAGTCACCCCACTCATTCTCCATCCCCATGACATAGCCGAAGAACGTCTTGGTTATAGGGTCATACTCACAGGCGTACCAGTGCCAGTTCGATATGATGCTGAAGTAGGCAACGTGCATCACATGGTCATCCAGTGACAACTTCTCCTGCGCGCCATAGGCCGGCAACGTCTTGGCAAGTCCGTCAGGCAGGAGATTCATCCTGTTCCTCGACATGCTCTGCCCACTTTGCCACGTCCTCAATGTCCTTCACAAATTGTTCAGCCACAAGCCACTTCTTCGGGTATGAATGATAGACACGAACCATGAGTCCCTTGTCCGTGTTGACGACGTCATACTCCCACTCCTGTCCCGCGTCCACTCCCTTGAAGTACAGGTAGACGTTCCCGTTGGGATTCTCATTCTTCAGGTCGCGGATGAGTTTGACTCCCGTCTCCGCGAACCCGTTGTCATGGTCTGCGTTCTCTTTCTCACTCAATGACCCATCCGTACTGACCGTCAGACCATTGACCAAGACGCGCTTCTGCATCCACTTGACCAGTATCTCGCCAAGTCCCGTCGGGTAGCCGTCCATGTGGACATAGACCGTGGCAAGGTGCTGTTCCTTTTTGTCAAACGTATCAATGATGTTGACCAATGCTCGAGTGCTCACCCATGCCTCCATCAGATGTGATAATCAAATCGGAACGGCTTCAGGTTTATCGCCAGCGCATCTTTCACGGCCGTGAAGTACAGGTCGTGCCAGACGTTCTCCTCTTTCCTGTCATAGGTCATGCCCCACCAACCGAGTGTCGAACCTTCCTGCCAGCCATGCATCGGGGTCACGATGGCAAACGGGACCGACTTCTTCTCGTCCTTCTCATCATCCGGCTTCAGGGCAACCTCCCATGACGTCCACGGACCGCGACCATATTCTGAGAACTCATAAGAGAAGTAGTCATGTTTGGCAAGCGGATTGTACTTCGTTTTCCGCAGTCCCGTACCATGACACTCCTCACAGGCGGGGTCGGCAGAATCCTTGTTCGCGAATGTATCAAGGACGACCAGTTCCAGTTTGTGGCGGGGGTTATAGTATTCCTGTTGCCACAACTCATTCCGCTTCATCATCCCGTCATACATCGTCTCAGCATCAGCATCCTTGGGATACGGTTCTTTCGGGTACTTCTCATCGAACAACGCCCTTTCTTCCTTATCTGTCTGACCAAGAATGACGTCAACCATACTCTCGGCTTCCTGTTCTGCTTTCTTCCCGACACAGTTGCAACGAACGTCATGCTCATCAACTTCCAACTGTTCCGAGTACGGATGCAACAGATGCTCGGCTTGCTCCAGACTTGCGGCAAAGACAACGACCGTGGCATGGCTCATCGTCTCACCGTTGTCCTGATATTCGTCGCAACCTGTTCCAGTTCGTCCATGACCGCGTTCAGGTAGTCCATCCCTATTTTCTCATTATGGATAACGTGATTGAACTCCCGAACGATTGCGTTCCAGCGTACCTGTTCCGTCTGCGTCAGGACGTGTGCTGCGCGGGTCGCCCTCAACATCTCCTGTGCCTTGTGCGCTCGCGTGTCAAACTGTGCAAGCAGGTCAAGTCGCAGATGCTTGTACTGACCGAGTGTTGCGGCTTGACTTACGGCCGTACCTCTCTCCGCCATCAATTCGTCATCAGTCTTGTCACCAACCATGTCATCTCCTTTCTCTTACTTGCAGGACTTGACCATGTCGTTCAGTTCTTTCTTCACGCGGCGGGCGACATCTCCGCGCCATGTGGTTGCATTGGACAGGAAATACAGAACAACGCTCTTGCCGGTATCATAGATATACATGTCTTTGATGGAGTCCAGTTCGTCCATTGCCTCCAGATACGGTCTTGCAGCGTAATTGACTTTCTCGTCCCAGTCACGCCATATCTCTTTGGCAATCTCGGACAACTTTCTGACCTGCGTCACATCTGCCATAGCTCATCTCCTTTAGACCCCCTGCTCATCAGGGTCTACAGTCATTATATATTTATTTATGTCCCTGTCAAGTCACAATATGAAGAAATTGTATAGGGGCGGCTGACCCGCTCCGCCCCTTGGTCTAACGGTTTGGAAGCACTCGCAACGTATTCGCGGCAGACAGTTCACTCATGGTCGCTGGCTGGAACCATTTGTCGAGAACTATCTCAGGGTCGGTCAAGTCGCTCATGCCAAACTCGAATATCAGCGTCCCGTCATCCAGACCGGCAAGTCCTATCACCGTTCTGCTCTCCCGTTCATAGGCGGCAGCATACCAGCAACGACCCGAGAACAGGTGCAAGAATCGCTGTTGGAGTATGACAGAACTTCCCCGCATCTGAACGGTGCGGGGCAGTTGGCTGAGTGCAGTCTGCACTCTCATGGCTACACGAACGGGAAGTAGCAGCCGTTGACGTCATCCATCTCCTGTACCTTCTGGCACCACTTCACTGACGCCTCATTCCTCAGGTCACTCGGGGCGGTCGCGTAGGCATGGATGACGCGATTGATAGTACGAAAGAAGTTCTGTTGGTGAGTACGATATTGGACGACGACATAGTTGGTAATTGCCGTCAAGACCTCTTCCTCATTCCCCATATAACCTAGTTCGGTGAACAAGGACTCCAGCGACTTCTGAATCTTTTCTGTGGTGGTCTCTGCGATAACCTCTGTTGATTCGATGTGAACTGGATGTATCACGGATTGCCTCCTTAGGGCAAAAAGAATGGGGGCAGTTCCCTGCCCCCTCTTTCCCTACGCAGTCGGCAGTTCGGCTTCAGCGTTGGCCTTGGTCTGGTCGGGCAACGGGCTTGCACCCATCGTCTTCAGCATCCCATAGTAAACGCCCCACCGGGCCTTCTCGACATCGGTCATGGCGTTCCCGCCCCACGTCCTCTGCTCTTGGGACTGGACGTACTCGACCAACTCTTTGCGGGTGGCTCTGTGCTCCCTTGGAGTACGGGGCTTTCTCGCAATCACGTTTCCGTCGGCGTCAGTCTTGACCTTGAGTGCTTTCTTCATGTCTGTTCCTCCTGTGGTTCTCTGTTCTGTGGTACGAACTGGATTTGGTTCACGGCAGGGTCTCCCTTGCCGTCAGCCAAACTCAGGTAACTTCGCACCACTTCATCGCAGTCTGGAGCAGGTGGGCATAGTCGCCGGCGGTCGCTTCGTCGTGGAACTTGGTCACATCACTTTCTGGAAATCCGGCCTTCTTCATCGCTTCTTGGCAAATTGCCAAAATGTTGAACGCATTCCCGTCTTCTCCAACTAGACCAACTTCCGGCCTTGGCATTCCGTTTGGTGCAAGGACAACTTCTTTTGACATGTTGTTCCTCCTCTTGTCTTTGTCTCAGTTGTAAAAGTGCAGTAGTTCAGGTTCGGTTGGTTCTGTAAGGCGGGGTCCCTGTCGGGTCCTTCCTTTCCTGTCCTTATTATATACTTCTATATAACCATTGCAAGTCAATTCTACACAATTTCTTCACGGAAAAGCCAGCGGTGGACTGGGAATTGCAAGGTCAATTATACACAATTTCTTCACAATTCCCCTGTGGATAACCTGTGGATAACTTTAGGGTCTACCTGTGGATAACCTGTGGATAACTTATTTTGGGGGTTGGGGTCGCAAATTGGAAAAAGCGGCAGACACCCTCCTGACGGGGCCTACAGGGTCATACTCGTAATTTGCCTCAGTTACCGTCCCGATATAAGGAGTAGGGGGCTTTTGCCTCACCTTGACGGTCGACGGTCTATGACCGGCTTCCCAGTCTTTTTACCTGTGGATAACCTGTGGATAACTACGGTCAAGTTATCCACAGGTTATTAACATTCTTATACACAATTCCTTCACAATAAGACCTTGTAAACCGCTGGCAACCCCTTTCTTTGATATGAAGGAATTGTGAACCTTTGACTTGACAATGTGAATAAAAAGTTTATATTGAGTATGGTGGAAGGAACTAGGGGCGAAGCCCCTATACCACCGAGACCCGAACCCGAAGGATGCACCTTGAGAAGTGACAGGAGGAGTGAGATGCAAAGAGCCAAGGAATTGAAACAACAGGATAAGACGTGGTCAGAATACCTTGAGCGTACCTTGCGGGATGCAACTGGAATTGAGGGAATCAAGGTGACCGCGAACAGGAACTTGGTCTATGTGATTGAGATGGACGAGAAAGAAGTGGATGAGATGGTCGATGAGAACATGGAGTCCATGAAAGAAGAGGATTACGCCAAAGCTCACCCTGAGGAGGAATAACATGGTTGGACCGAACCTAATGCCGACCCCGAAGTGGTTGACCCCGCAGGAAGTGATTGCGGAGAACGTGGCTTGGCTGAGACAGATTGCCAGAGATGGAGCAGAACGTAGCTTCGAGAAACTGGATGCAGACCTGAGAGGGATTGCAGACGAGATTGAGGAGAGTGTGGCAGAGATGGCGAAAAAGACGGAGGTCGAGAAATGAAACAGAGGCAAATAGTCACAGTATCAGACTTGCATGCTGGATTGCATAACACTTTACGCGCCTTCTTTCATGGCAAGATTGACGAGAGTAGCGTCCTTGACCGTGTACAATTCATGGCGATGCTCGCCTACCCGACTGAGGAGGCACATCGGGTACAACGACAGATGGACGAGGCGCGTGAGTGCTATCAGAATGACGATGAAGCCACAGTTCAAGACTTCATCCAAGCATTGAACACTATTGAGCAAATCATATAGAGGAGGAGTGATGATATTCCCGAACGGATTGACGGAGGAACAGACGCACGACGCGGATGTGGACTATCGCGGTGATGAGGAAAAGCGGGACAGGAAAGAGCGGGAGATGAAAAGTCTTGTGTCCTTTGACGTGGTGAGGGAACTGTGGCATCACCACATCCTGTCAGAGACGCGAACGCCGAGAGGGTTGCGACTGAACATCCTGATGACCTATGGTGAAGCGAAGAAACTGGTCGAGTTGTTGAAGAAGGCGGAGGTAGAGGAATGATTGAATGGACGGTCTCCAAAGAGGACATGAATCTGATACTCGCGATTACACTACGGGCAGAACGCATGGGAATCGCGGGCAAGCCCCAACGGACGAGAGCACTCATGGACCTTACTGCCTGTCATGCCAACGGGACACCGCTCCGGCTGCCTGACCTGCTCCATGCTGCCGACGGGGACTTCATCCATGATATTGCTGGAATCTGCGCACACATGAACAGGGAAACGGGGCAACTGCAAGACTGTTTCCTGCCACGATATGCTGCCAAGGGGGAATGACATGATTGAGGGATGCGGACCATTCTTGACAAGGGTGAGGAACATGCGTGACAAACAGAAGGAAATCGTGGATTCAGAAACGAGAGTGAACTTCTCGAATGCCAAGAACTACTCTGTTCTCGACATAGAGAAGGAAGCCCTATCCGTCCTCTCTGGCATCGTGAGAGTCGCGGAAGCAATGCTCCTTGGCGATGGTGATGAACATGACGCGGTATAGGGTCTATATTGCCGGCCAGCATCCGACGATTCTCCCGATGGTCATCATCAGTCCTGACGAGAAGGATGCGTTGATGATAGACGAGAAAGAATACCGGCGGCAGATTGTCGGTGCAATCAGACACATCCTGTGGAGCCTGAGAGAGCGTGACTTCCAACTGTACTGCTTCAAGGAGACGTATGATGCACGGTGGAAGGAGTGGAAACGGGACAGCATCGTATGGGCTGCCGGACGGGTCGGTTGGGACGGGTCATCGCTGCGTCCTACGGGTTCACTGTAAGGGTCAAGGGGGTTGGTGGTCTATCGGGACGGCCAACCCCTTTTCCTATCACCTGAGAGGGTGCTAGACGGTTCGAGTGACAAAAGCTTTGTTGAATCCCGTTATTCCCTTCGTCATGATTTCCAAGAAGTCATCCCGTGTAAAGTCGGATAGTCGGAAGATTTCCTCTTTCGTCATTCCCAGTTGCTTCTCGATTTCAGGGACGGTCTCTCCCTTGTCGAGTAGTTTCTTCACGACGACTTTCATCGGCTCGAGCAGATGGGTTCCCCGCGCGCGATTATGCGTGATAGTACCATAGATGTCTTCCTCCTCCGTTGCATGAGTCACGATGACACAGGGAATCTTCCCACCCGTGAGGGACTTCAATGGTTCCTCACCGAGAATGAGCCAGCGATGATAGCCGTCGATGATGGTCATGTCAGGACGGATGACGATGGGCATCGTGAAGCCGTTGGTCAGGATGGACTGCCGGAGCAGGTCAAGGTTGACACGCGTGACCTTGTTTGGATTGTAGTCATTCGGGATAATCTTGTCTCGGTCGATGAACTGGATATGACGGACAGCACCAAAGATGTCTTTTACCTGCTCATGTTTTGTTTTCATGCGATGTTACTCCTTTCTTTTGAGCCGACCTTCACGACCTTTATCATCATTGCACGCAATGTCCTCCCCTTCGGGTCACCGTGTGTCAGTGCCTCATCAATGGTCTGCCAGTCCTGGTCCTGAAAGAAGGGTGAGAATTTCAACAAGAATCGTCGGTATCGGTAGGGTGACTCTCGGAGATGGACGGTCTCGAAATATTTTGGGATATCCGAGAGCAGTTTCATCACGTGGTTGCGAGCAAGGACGGGGTCTTTTATGCCCTCGAGTTCCTTGCGCTTCTTCGTTTTCCCCTTGAACATCTCCGAGTCCCAGTAGAGCGCAGCAAGATAGGCATTGGGTTCCCGTCTCACGATGGATTCCATCAGACCCGGGTACAAGGCGCCGAGTTGGACGAGAGAAGCCGCCGTATCAATGGAGAAGAATTGTGAGATGCGGAGACGGTTCTTCGGGATACCGACTTGATACATCTTCAGATAGGCCTCAGGGAACTCGATGTGACGATTCTTGATGTAGAGCCAGACGTCCCCGTCCGTCCAGTCATAGATTGGGAACGCGGCATGACCCCGAAAGATGAAGTTGTTGCTCGCCCCCTTCGCCATGAAGGTCAGTCGCTGGACAGATTCACTCTCGCGGATGCCGATGATATCCAGCGAACCCTTCCCCTTACGGGCGAGGAATTGCTGGTAGCGGTCAATCCGTGGGATGAGCAGGGGGTCTTCCCGGGTAGCAAAATCGGGCGGACTCCTCACCCATTCCTTCTCCTTGAAACGGTCGAACAGGATGAATGACTCATCATTGGTGAGCGAGTTGAAACAGTTGTAATGCTTCATCTCCATTGCATACCAGATGAACTTGATGTCGCGCTGGAGACAGAGGAGTCGATACTTCTTGACGACCTCAATGACATCGGGATACATGGCTTCTTCATCAATGAACAGGACGGTCGTATTGCTAGTATCAATCCTTCCTTCATCCTTGAGGCACAGGATGAGGTCAAGCAAGCAGAGAGAATCCTTCCCACCCGAGAAGGATACCGTGATGGGACAAGTATTCGTGAACAGTCCGATGATACGCTGTCGGGCCGCTTCGACAACATCAATGGTGAGATAGGTCTTGACTCTCATGTTTCCTCTTGGACGTTGTCTCCCTCAAGATAGATAGTCTGTCCACAGTCAGGACAGAGGACGTACTTGCGATGATGGGAATCCTCCTGTGTTTTCGTGACAGGAATAGTGGAGTTCTCCGGCGCCTTGAACTTGTCCTGCTCCTCCTGCGGAATCTTGCCGTATTGTTCCATGCGCTGTGCGGCTTCTGTCGCCCCGATGACGAGCATCTTCATGTTCTCATTGTCGAAGCCCGGGATGTCGATGGCATTGTCTTCCGCGTAGACCTCTCGGATGAGTGCCTCGATTTCCTCATAGTCATCCATGCCGAGGGAGTAGGTCTTGTTATCAGCAAGGACGAGACGCTTCTTCATGGCATCGGACATGCCCGTCATGCGAAGACAGTCCAACTTCTCATATCCCAGTTCCTTCGCGGCAAGCCACAACCCGTTCCCGACAAGGATGACGTTCTTCTCATCAATCACGACGGGGCGGGTCTGCTTGAACAATTCCAGACTCTTTTTCAATTCCGCAATCTGGTTCTTCCCGTGCTTTCTGACCTGATGTGGGAACAGGGTCAGTTTGTCAATCAGGATAGATTCAGTTTTCACCTTGCCCCCTCATATTTCAACCAGAGTCGCCCCCTATAGACCAATGTCCCGAGACTGGCGATGACGACGGGAGAAAGGAAGGCCATAAGACTTCCTGCCAAGCGCATCGGGTTGTCTTTGGTGATGGTTCCGATGACAAAGAGACCTGTCCCGACCACCATACCTGTTATCATGCCGGCAATGAATCCCCTCTCATCAAACATCACGTCCTTCAGGGTAAGAAGGGTCAGGAGGAAGACTGATGCACGGAATGTCCCATAGGTCAAGAACAGATTGGTAATTGTCATGGACGGCAGACTGGCAATCCCTACGGCGAGTACGGCAAGGATAATCATTGCCCACCGGGTCATCGGGAGGGTAAACTTGACGGGGAACAGGTCAGAGCAAAGTGAGGCAAACGCGCACAGATGCGAGTCGACCGTAGACAGTAGTCCTGACAGCATCATGAAGGCAAAGATATAGAGTGTCCATGGCGGGAACAGAGCACGGATGAACTCGAAGTTTGCAATACCGGCATTCTTCGCCATGAATCCCGAGCCAGCAGCGACGAATCCTATGATACCCATGCCGATAGGCACGATGGCAAACTGGATTGCAGCCCATCGGAATGCCGTGACAATCTTGGACTTCTCCGAGGAGAAAACCCGTTGCCAGAAGGACTGGTCTCCCCACGGCCCTGACATGAGTCCGATAGCGGTGATGATACCGAACGTCATCATGACCCCCCGACCTGCAACACTGAAGGGGTTCCCGAACTTCCCACTTATTCCTGCGAGACCGGTAAAGAGTGGAGTGAATCCCTTGGTTGCCAAGACCATAATGGTAAAGATAATGATGGGAATAAGGATGGTCGCCATCTGGAAGTCATCTGTAATAACTGAGGCACGGATGCCTGAATACACGGAATAGATGATGGCAATGGAGACCATGACGATGGATAAGACGATGGTCGGGACGTTTGGAGCAAGAAGGTGTAAGACAGTTCCCCCCGCGACTAACTGTACTGCGGTGCTTAGGATGGAGAGAAAGGCCAACTCGAAGGTTGAGACGAGTTGAGTTTTCCGTGAGTAACGCTCCTTGAAGAATCCGGCGATGGTAAATCCCTTCGGGAAGACATCTCGTACCTTACGGGCAATCCTGCCGAAGAATATCAAGGTGACGACATTGGGGATGAAGAACCATAGAAAGCCCGTGATTCCTTTCTCATAGGCATACTGTGCAGAAACGAACAGGGCTGGTGCCCAAATCCAGGTAGCTGCGATGGAGAGAGACATCTTCCATGGTCCAATATTGCGGTCGGAAACAAGGAAGTCTTCTTTGGTCGCAGACTTTCTCGTGAAGATGAGGGTCAGTCCCATGACGATAATGAAGTAGACGGCAAGTAACAGGAACGTACTCACGGTTCCGCTCATACAGGTTTCTCCTCCTCTGGAGTAGGTTGAACGTCAGGTGTGACGGGCATGACAAGCATGACAGGAGTGATAGGAGTGACGGTTTTCCCGCCGAGTTTCGCCCACTCATCGCCCCACGTGAGCGTCATTATTGAAACAGCCTGTTCAAGCAGTTGCTGTGTTTGGTCA